CTAGAGCTGCTACTTGAACTTGTTATGCCCAAACTGCTAGAGCTGCTAGAACTTGAGCTGCTAGAACTGCTAGAACTTGAGCTGCTAGAACTTGAGCTGCTAGAGCTGCTAGAACTTGAGCTGCTAGAGCTGCTAGAGCTGCTTGAACTGCTTGAGCTGCTTGAGCTGCTTGAGCTGCTTGAACTGCTAGAACTACTGCTGCTCTCTTGCCATTTAGTAAAAATAGGAGCATCTTGATAAGAGCCGGTAGTATAGAAAAGACCATTAGCTTCTGGTCGACCGGCACCTGATACTATCACCACCTCGTCTATACCATCAAACGCTGTAGTAGGTGCTGGAGGTAAGCCCCCTACAAGGGTAGTCCATGCTGCACCAGATAGATGCATGGGGTCGGTACTGCTAACTGATGTTTTGTACCATTTAATACTATCATTACGGGCCCCTATAAACCAACTAGAGCCGGGCTCATACCACAGTTCACTATCTCCTAGGTTGACCGTATTGCTTGCTTTAGTGGGTATAAGGTTCCATACATCAACGCCTAGTTCCCAGGCCTTTGTACTGATGTCTTCAAAGTAGGTGGCAACTGTATTTGCGTGCCCTCCTAAAGGAATGTCAGGCATACGTACGATTCTATTGTCATGTAGATTCTCATCATAGGTGGTGCCCTCACAAGCAGATGCAGGGAGTACAGGATTACCTGCTGGGTCATACTGTATGGCTGTACCATCTATCTGTACATAATTCAAAGGTACGTCATGATCTGTGTTCTCGAAGAGTAGCCCACCTTCATATTTAGGATTAAGGTAGCCTGCACCAAGATGTAGCGCGGGTACCTCTGTGGCTGCTGTGTTCTCGTCCAATATAACTAGCTCGACAGAGTCAAAGAGCATCTGCCCTTTTATCAAGGTAGCGCCTACTTGTACAATAGGTACACCAGGTTGGGCACAGCTATATAAATTAGTTGCTGTTTTAATGTACCAACGATCATTTTCAGACCACATATCAAGGACATCTTCATCTGCCAGCGCGACGTCCGCATCGGCCATACGTGCAAGGAAGGCATTCATATTCTGTACTGTGCCGCCCTCTACTAAAAGATCCCATATACTATTGAAGAGGTCCCTGTAATGAGGCTCAGAGGGGAACGTAAGATTTAGATAAACGGTAAAGAAGTCTTTTAATTCAGTTGTACTTATTTCACTGTATACTAACCAGAGCTGGGCCTTTAGATCTACCTCACCCTCGTTATCGTTAGCAATGAAGTTAAAGGCCTTATTAAAAGGATCCTCATAGAAGTAGAGCTTACCATCATCAAAGTAGAAGTCCTGCCACTTGTTCCATATGATAGTGGGATTAGTGGGGTTATCTGTAATGAATATGCAATCCTCTTTGTCCGTCTCTATGTAGAATAGATTAGGAGCTGTCTGGTCTTCACCTACCCGGAAACCATCACCAACTGCAAACTCACCAACAGCGGTCAGCTCAGAGTTAAGGTCTGTTTCTTTGAATTCGAAGAAGTCCCATCTACGCGCCTTAGTCAATCGCACATCATATCTACTAAGGACATCAGACATGGTATCAGTTTCAAGTTCAAGCTGTGTAGCGTCCTGTGCATAACCATTAGTCAGGGCATCAATAAAATCAGGGTCTTTCCAGATAGTAAGCCAGAAAGCCCCCAGGACTTGTTTGATTCCATTAACCGTCTTTTCCATACTAATCCTCAATGGTTATGTAAATATCTCCAGGCCTACAGAAGAAGGATGTATTCTCCGCAGAGACGCTCTGAGTGAGGTCTTCATGCATATTCAGAACACCTTCTTGTGTCTCTTCCTGGTAAACAGATCCGTCGGGCATATAATTAGTCAAACTAAGCTTCGAGGGGAAGCTCAGAGTTAGGTTAGAATAATTGGCGTTGATAACAACAGCCAGATCGGACACGCTTAGGAAGCCACGGCCCATAGGCAGCTCATTGATGTAGGCTGCTATAAAATCTTTAAGGACAGATAGGTCAATACCTGAGCAATCGTTTAGGCAGTTCAAGGTTAGATCCATACCAACATATGCTGGTACAGCTCCCTTGACCAGATTGTCTTGTTGCTTGTTACGGATACTAGGCGCATTGATCAGCTCCTGTAGTCCTTCTAGTTGGGGCATGTAAACCAGGGATACATTGAAAACGGCGGAGGTCGATCCTGCGCCCACGTAGCTAAAATCTACTTTTGCGGTCTGATAGGGGCTGTAACGCGCTGTGAGTCCACTGAATACTTCAGGGCCATCATCTTCCTGCTGATAAAGGAAGGTGATATCAAACTCAGCTGAATCTGTTATTACTCTTGCGTTGCCTACGTGAGACACCTTTGATATGTAATACCAACCGGGGGCCTCGTCACGTTCAAAGAACATAGACCAGTTTATACCATCAGTTGAGGTGGCTGTCTTCTGTACTACCAGTGTAGCAGGCAGCTGTGCTGTCTTACAATAGATATCTACTCTGGAGCCTGTGCTTATTAGGAAGACGTTGTTCTTATCCCTGAGCATCTCAGGATCACCCATGCCGAAGATGGCAAGGTCTCTTACGTTGATCTCATCCTGTTCCTCAAAGAGGGCTTGGATATGTGCTTTACCTGAAGGTACTTTAGCTGTTATACCGTTGATAACGCGATCAACCAGCTCAGTTGTAGTCTCCTCAGCGGAGCCTCCGCTTACAGCTGATGCTACCTCTAATCTTGTTACCTGTGTGTTCTGGCCAGTAAGTGTGGCTGTTGCGCCTTCCTCTACGACAGCTGCTGTATTATCTACAGTATTAACAGGTACTAGGAATGCATATTCGGTGTCGCCTGTCTTTACGAACTGTCTGTACTTAACCGTATCTGTGTCCGTACGATCTGAGTCGTCTGCAACACCTACATAGGTCTTAGTCAGCTCAAGCTCTACAGCACCAGCAGTCACAGTTGTACCTGAGTTCAGGTATATATCATTAGTCTGGTTAGTATAGACAGCTAGGGTACCTGTACCCGGAGTTCCGTCTTTCCGTACGACTTTAAAGTTAGCAGCCAGGTTGGTGGCCAGCGTTTCGTCAGGATCATCAGTAGCGCTCAGTAGGTTAAGGGAATATTGTGTCCTTAGGTCTTCTAATGCTACCTCATTACGTGCGTAAATAGCAGCAGCAGGTCTGATCACTAGTTCATGAATAGCACTACCATTAGATACATCCGCAGTAGGATTTAATTCTAGGTAATATGCCTTTAATATTTCTTCATAATCTTTAAGCAGGTCTGTGCTGACATCATCAAATGTTACAGCCATATTAAACCTCCAAGTTTAATGCAGTAAGTTCTTCTTCGCCGCTTACAGATATAACATTCAATACAACATTAAGGGATCCTGCTTCTGGCACAGAAAGTTCCTTCAAAGCTATACTGCTAAGACGCTCGTTATCTGGTACATCAGGTAACTCGTCCTGGACTTCTTTTATGAACCCCACGGTGTCTGTAATAGCGATATTAATAATATTTTCAATTCTTTCTAAACTATCTTCAGTTACATTAGCACTTCTGAGGTTATCATACAACCTGCCACCCTCTGCTCTAAGAAGGTCATCTGTACTGGTCAACATAAATATAAGTACCTTCTGCATAAGGACTTGCCGCCCTGTGCAACTTCCGTCTATTGTAAAAGGTACCTCGATAACCTCGGTCGTATTGGTTGTGAATGATAAGTCAACTGTCATGTTATTCCTCTTTTGCTTCGTAACCAGGGATAGCTGCCCCTAATCGGTCATCTTCTATATCTAGATTAATTTCATTTAAGTAGCCTACGATATTGGCTATACGACTAGCGCTTAATGCTAGGTTATCCCGAGCTATACCACATATACCATTAGCTACCTTATAGCCTACTAGTACGTCTGCAATGTTTACCTCTTCTTCATTGAGGACCTCATTGATGACTGCCTGTGCATCTTCGTTAGCCAGCTCAGGGTCTGTGAGTATCTCTATGGGTTTGAAGGCATAATCTTCACCCTCACCTTTAAGGATATCACGACGATTCTCTAGGGTCTCTTTTATATTATCATATATTTCATTAGGTTTATCAGACATTGTATCCTTGCTCCAATAGATAGACTATTTTGTTAATACGACGACTAACAGCTGCCGGGCTGATGTTGAGCCTCTTAGCTATGTCCATTTTCTGAATCTTATCTGTGCCACCGTAGCCTGTACTCCATTCAAATATCTTCTTATCTGGCCCGTCTAAGTCATGGTAGACATAGTCAGCCCATACACGTTGAGGATCCTCTGCTTTAGTAAAGAGTGAATCACCCTTCTCAGATAGTAATTGTGAACCACTACGTGCTGCTTTCTTCTTCGATGCATATTCAATACGTTTAATAGAGAGACCTGTGTCGTCGGCTAATTCGTCCAAGGTAGGTTCCCTTCCGTACTCAGATTGGAAGGAATCGGTAGCCTTTTGTATTTTGTTACGCTCAAGTAGTATGTTCTCAGGGACATGTACAACATTCTTACGACGGGCTTTCTCCCTGTTCAGTCCTTTCAGATGATTAAATACATATGAGCTTAGTTTAGTACGTTGAGTAGGATCATACATATTGATGGCGTTTACTGCCATTATATTGGCTCTTGTGCGTAGAATATCCTTATCTTCTGGGGCATAAGATGTTAGAGCAGATTCTATGGTAGGTTTAAGCTCTGTGAGCACGGCCTTAACATTTAATGGGTTAGGCTCCTTCTTCCAGTTATCATATGCATGGGTAGTGGGTGTATCACGCTGAGCATTGTTAAGCTCCTTCGGAGTGCCCTTCATCCACATATCATTTGCTTTTAGTTTGGCCATTATGCTTTTCCTTTATTAATCTGCGAATCCGCCATAGGAATCACCAGCCGAGGTTGTTGCACCTGTTGTACCTTCCCCACCGTATAAAGATGGGAAATCATCGCTGCTATCTGTCCCTCAGCCGGGCTTAAGTCTATCTCCTAAACTTACTCCACTACCGCCCCCAAGTCCAACTGCTGACTTTATTTTTGATGCACCTGATGCAAAGTCAAAAGAGTATAGAGGGTTATCATCAAGCCCAAATTTTGTATTTGAAGCCTCATCACGCACGTGAGATATATTAATATTCATAGAAGCTGTACCTCCTGTTGCTGATCTGCTTATGGTCAAGCCGACTGATTGTACCATTCCGTATAGTGTTTGTTTGTCACTGGTAATGTATAAGGATAGATTAGGTATCTTAGCCACATAACCAAGAGAGTTTATCATAGAGAATCTATTCCATGGTATCCTAAGGGACACTGTACGGTCTGCACTCTTTCTCTGGGCATAAAATACTTTGGCTAAGCTGTCGGCTGTACTCTCTAGGTTACGCTGGTTAGTTGAGAGCTCGTCCCTCTTCTCATCAGGCTTTTCTCCGCTTTTAACCCTTGTCTTCTTATCAGCAGGTACATCATCAAATTCAGATTTAACATGCTCAGCCAACCAATCAGGGATACTCATAGATACGGTCTTACCTTTATCTGCACCCTGTTCCTCTGGGTATAACCCCACATACATACCGGCTGAACTGGCTTTCGCACCATTACTGTTCATTGGTAGATGAGACACAACCCTAACCTGATCTGGTGCGTATAGGAGTTTACTTTTGTTAGTTGTATCCTGGACACCTAATATAAGACTATTACTGATAGTTATGTGTGGTTTCTTTAGCCATGCAAAGGTAGGTACGATCTCTACTGTATTATTCTTACGGGGTATCACTGATAAGTAAAACATACGAGCTGTCCCTACAACCGCAGACCATACACTGCCAGACTGCCACATCTTTTGATAGGCTAAACCCATGGATGTGGTAATAAGAGCGTTGAAGTTATCAGTCTTGGAAAAACCAGAGTCCTCTGGTTTGAATGCGATATCCCTATCAGCTTTGAAGAAATCCGATATTTTGTATGTGCCTTCACCAAGAGTTACCCAGTCATGCATATAAGCAGCCATGCTTATGATATACTTATTAAGAGCATCATAGGATTTCACCTCACCATACCCTGTTAACGCCTGTACATCTTTACGAGTCTCAGGTTCATCCATAATCGAAGCAAGACTCATCGCCAGCGCGCGATACCGCGAGTTGATGACGGGTCTTTGACGTGTACTCGACTCTTGTGTGTCCAGGGCTTCCAGGTCCCAGTAGGAATAAGATGCTGACTGTAATGAGGATAGCACAACTGCCTCAGCTCCTAGTGTTACCAATAAAGAGACCTTACTACCCATTGGTGATAACCTTTCAGACTCTGCTACGGATAGTATATAACCTTTAAAGAGCGTCTCTGTGCCGTCACTTGTCTTTACCTTGATAGTCCACAGCTTACCAGGATCGGGATCTTCCCACTCCACGTTCTTAGTGGAGCCAAGGACCCCTTGACCTGTGATCACACGGCATCTGGCCTGTGGTACCCTGTCAATTGCCCAGCTTGCTGAGAAGTCGGTAATGTCGTATGTCTTACCGGCACCACTCATAGTTAAGCTATTAATAATTACTGAATCAAGATCCATCTACAGTCTCGCAATAGTTTAGAATGAATGCGGCTAACCAATCATTAACATCATAACTATGTCTATAGTCAGAGTATTTTGGTAGCCATTTAGTGTCGAATTCTTTTAAAGCAGTTATAACAGGTTTAAGGTCTCTTGTCGGTTGTCTAACCACTGTTACAATGGTGCTGAATGATGCAGCAGGAAGCGTTCCTCTGAGTTTCATGGAAAGTCCATCGGCCAATATAATAGCTGTTGTTAGTCCCTCAGCCACTGTAAAGGTCTGTGGCAGACCATTAACAGTAACCAACCCTGAGGGGTTAACCACTATAACCAAGGACTGATATGTCCATGTATGGCGCATGTCCGGTTCCAGTAGATCCAACGCCACTCCAGCGGGGAGCGCTCCTATTAACGTGGAGGGCTCAACAACACCGAAGGTATACTCGTAGGTGTTTAAAGGATCAACTGCAGCGAGAGAGGCCTTTAAAAGCGATTTACGGCATACCTGGACTAATTGATCTGCTTGGTAGTTGTAGTAGGAGTTGTCAGTACTATCCGTTACCAGGATATCAGCAACACTTTCCAGTCCGCTATAACCTACAGTGGTATCTACCTTTCGTTGGTATCCTTGAGCATCTTTATTCTGCCCTTTAGTTAAGATTGAATATACTCTGTTCATTTTATAATCCTTTATTAAGATCAAGAACCTGTGTTCTTGGAGACTACCCTTCCTTGTAGGGTCATATCAAATGTGAAGGCATCAGCACCCGCTTGTGAATAAGGGTTAAGGGACATCTGTGTTAGAATGCCTTTAAATACAAAGTCACCTCTGTTATATGCTATGGTAATAACATCTATATCAGACTTCTTAGCACCAGCCTTGTAATCATTAAAGAATGTTATTATAGCACTACCATCATCTGTGCCATCACAAACTGTAGGTATTGCTAGACCTTTAAAGGTCAATGGTGTTAATTTATCACCAAATACTGTAACAAAAAGTGCATTATTAAAGTTAACATCTATCTGAAGGTTAACCGCACCACTACCTGCTACGGTTAGTAGATATAATTTATTATTAAGAGACCGTCCGTTGACCTGTATATCGCATACGTTACTGCCCCGAAACGGATCCTTAATAGCAACAGCGTTCTGTGCCTTATTGTTGGGTCCTAAAAAAATATTGTTTCCTGCCATAATTATTCCTTATTAATCTGTTTCTGCTTTGCCGCCAAGTATGGGAGCCTTAGCTAGACTTTCCAATGCTGCCAGAATACGTTTAAGGAAGTCCGGAGCTGTCTCTGAGACGTCTACTCCCGCTTCGTCTTTCATTATCTTCTCGTAATCCCTGCTTAATGCTTTTTGCTGTGAATCTTCTAAGCCACTGTTTGCTATCATCTCCCTAACGTTCACAGTATCATCTGTTGCTGAAGCGGCGGCTATCTTGGCTTTTAATGCTTTAATATTCGCATCGTCACCCTTCATTCCTGCTAAGGCTTTTGTTATACCTGCCTTCTTAAGCATCCGCTCCCTTACTGGTGCTGTGGCTTTAAGATAATCTGTAGTAAAGGCCTTATTATCTGAGAAGCCTGCTACTTTCCGTACTGCTTCACCTTCATCTGTGTCATTGAGGAAGATATCATCCCTGGCTTTAGCCAACGCTGCTACCTTATCCGCGCCTTTATCCATGGACAGTGCCTTACCCATAGCCTTATAACGGGCAAGTGCTTTTGCACTTACACCCTTCTTATTCATATTAGTAAAGGCAATCTTAACAGAGTCAGTTAATCTAGATGCTCCACCTGTTTCTTTATTTAAGGCATCAATTGTGCTTGTATCCATATTAAGTTTAGGCAGCCCAAAAGCTTTTACGAAGGCATCACTTACTTTAGTACCTTTACCGTCTTTATTTTGTATCATACCTATAAGACCATAACCGGGTTCATCTAGCCCGGCTGCTTTGATGGATTTTTCTGTTTTAACCCATTCCTCTGTTTTATCTGAGATAAGCTTACGATTCTGTTCCGCATTGTATTGGGCTATTGCTCCGCGCTGTCCCCCTTCAAATCCTACAGAACCAGCAGCTATGTTACCCTCTGCTTTGTATGTCCCAAGTACAGCCTCCATCTGGCCCGCACTTAATCCCATACCACTTAGAGCCTTTGCTGCATTCTCTTCATTGTCAACCGCACCCGACCGTAGACCAGCTATGAGTGTCGCATAGGCTTTCTTAACCTTAGGATCACGTGCTTTACGTGCTCTATACCTAAGACCCTGTCCCATCACTGTTCGGAAGTCTCCATACCTTTTTTCTGTGAGGTTTGTGGCAACATCTGTCTGTGTTCTTATATCCTCAGCTGTCTCGGACATACCAGCTGCTACTATCTGTCCTCTTGAGGCACCGGCTACCTTTGCCATATTACCCACAGAAAAATCATCACCTAAACCAGCCATCAAAGCATCAACAGCAGCCTGGTGTGTTTTATGTTTACCCGATCTCATCATTATAGCAGCAGCCCCTGATAATTCTTTAGCTGCTTGGCTACCTTGTTGCCCTACAGCATCCCTTAATACCTGTTGGCGGAACTTCTGGGGATCTAAGCGAGCCAGGTTAACACCTGATCCCATCATACCTGCTGCCTGTACAGCTGCTGTGTCAGCACCCATACCGGACATGCCCATACTACCAAGCATTTGACGTGCACTACCTGCCATACCCATAATCTGACCCACAGATACACCTGTCTGAGATGCTGTGTACTTCATTCTAGCAATTTTACTGGAGATTTGATCTGGACTGAAGGTGGCTGTGCTTACCCCGAAAGCCTCATCCAATCTCTCCATTAATTGGGGTATACTCTCATTAAAGAGTTGCTTAAGAGGGGAGATGGCCTTAGCCATGTCCTTAACCTTATTAACCATATCACTGGATTTGTTACCTTTACCACCAGTCTTAAAGTCTAGTTGACCTCTCTGAGTCATAGCAGTCTGTAGTTGTCCCACATCACCACCGCTTAACCCTCCAAACGCAAACTTATTCTCCATGTAATTGGATGCAAGGTCTGATGAGTATTTAGCAAATCTATCTTGAGTAGCTTTGTTATTTACATGTACACCACCAATAAGACTACTGGCTGTCATGCTTCTCCGCATCTGGTCCATACCATATGAATCAAAGGCCTGCCCAGAGGCTAAGCCCATAGGCTTTAATGGGTTATCCATAGCTGCTTTGGCCTTAATAGCGGCTGTAGCAGGGTCATGGCCCATCTTTTCATATATCTGCTGGGTTAAACGAGTATGCCCATCTGTTGAAGCTGTGTCAAACCCTTTAAGTAACTTGGCATTGGTACTAGCCTGTTCACTATTATAAAGCTGGTGAGCAAGGTTTGAACCACCTGTGAAGGATCCTCGTGTGGATAGCACTCCGCCTACTGAGCGGGTTATACCTTCTACAATCTTTTGATCAATACCTGCAAGGTTGGCTAAGGACCCTAGTAAAGGGCTCAACTGACTCATTAGAGTAGATACGGCATTATTAGCCCCAGCACCTGCCATAGGCAAGGCACCCGGGGTGAAATTATTTTCCATATCCCGATCTAAGTCATTAGACTTCCAACTAGGATTAAAGAATTCACGCTTCTTTTCTTCTTCTGCCATGTTTCTTTTCCATTGCGTCTTTATATTGTGCTATCAAGTGATCGGCCGAGTTGCCTTCAGTGATCCCTTTGAGTAGCCACGGTAACTCATAACCTAATATCTGGTCGAAGAGGTCTAGGCGTTGGTCCGGGTCCAATATAGGGAGTAATACCCTACAATGTTCGGCCATAACGCTATTCTCTATATCATTGAGCAGCAGTTGTTCTTTAAGTAACCACTTAGAATCAGCCTGCTCATATGTGCGATAATCTAGCACTCCCGTGCGCTGTGCCCTTACCGCGAGCGTAGCCCAGCGCCCTTCCAAAAATTTTCATCGAATCCCTGGGATACGAGTAAACCTTGAAGGTCCATGAAAAGAAGTAAAGACTGACTCATTAGTCTTATAATAGGTTCAGCACAGTCACCGAATCGTTTATTAAACTCTTCAGGGATCTGAGCAAACTCGGTCAATGTAGGAATATCATATTCCTCATCGCGGTCTGATAGCTTAACCTTAGCTAAGAAGTACATAAGCTTAAGCTTAATACCCCTATCCTGTACTTCCTGGGTATCCATATGATCAGCAATACGAAACAGAATATCATTAAGCTGATCTACTTCTCTGTTATTAATACTCCTGAAGGTTAACTGGATCTTCCCATTATATAGGGAATACTCTTTCATAAAAGATAGCCCTCCTAGGATACATCGCAGATACTCTTCCATATCCTCTTCTAAAGGTAACGGTTCATGATCAATTGAGAACCCGCATCTAATGCATGGTTCCGCTTTGATCCCCTCTTCTACAGCTTCTGCTGCGTTCAATTCTTCTTCTGACATAATCAATCCTCCTGTGTGGTGTTGATAACATATTCATCCTTTAATATAACCCCATTGTTGACTCCCATAAAGAAAGACTTCCGTTCCCAATGCGCTTTACCGGGATAAATGTAAGATTCTGAGGCTCCGTCCGGAGACTTAACCATTTTCTCATCCCATGCTTTGGACTCCTCTACGGGTATCATATTCTGCCATCTGGCAGCATACATCTTATAATCAGAGGAAACTCTCATGTCTCCTCCTGTAGGATATACGAAGCCTGTGCCTTGTAGGTTAGCTCCTTTATATAATGTGTCGGATGCTCCTCCGACTTTCTCTTCAAAACTTTCACCAGCTGCTTTAAGTGCACTAGAATCCAAGGCTGGTATAGATATAGTAGGTGTACTACCACCCTTATGGCTATAATGCTTAGATGCTCCACCAAAGCTCCCGCGACCCGCCGACATGGATGCAGCCCCCATGGACCCACCTGCCATAATACCAGTTAAGGCTTGGATGTTACCCCCGACTGATAGTATGGGCCTTCCTGTTACAGATATATTTTCACTGACTACGCCTGATGCTCCTAATGTCTTGACGGCTACTGACCCGCTGGATGGTACATTGATAAGACAATTACCTGTTCCCAGGTCTAAGCTTGTTGCGAAGAGTCCTATACGTGCGGACCCCAATGACAGCCCTGAACCATTACCTGCTGTGCATGTCATTGATATATTTGTTTTAAAGTTTGAGTACATAGATGAACCGAGCATACCCAGTACACCCCCGCAGGAGTCAATTATGATAGTACCGGACTTAGTCCTCTTCAATCCATTAGGGCTGGCATCATCTTTATCATAGACACCTATGTACATATCTTTACCCACGATGCCTATGTTAGAGGAGGATTTCATTACAATACCACCATCAACGCGCTTCTCTGGATCATTACTGTTAGGATCTGCCTCTGCTTTTCCTCTGGATTCTATGGTTAAAGTACCTTCACCTGAGTTACCCGCCAGTATTCTGTAATCTTTCTCTGCCTTTGAGTATATAGAGCCATTAGAGGCCTGCATGAATAAGCTGTCACCTGCATTGTTCACAAGGTGCCTACCCGCCATATTAACTATGTCACGGCCCGGGCGCTGCTCTATATCAGTTGCTGCTGATATGATTATACGACCCTTAACCATTCTTATCTCTGCTCCGTATCCATCTGATATAGAAATGCTACCATCAGGTAGCTGTTTAATAAAGGATTCAGCAGCATAATATTTATATTTTTTACCAGTTGCAGGGTCTTCAATCTCTACTACCTCGGGGATGGGGTAGTCGTGTTCTGTTTCATCCAGTCCTGGTATCTCTTTACGTCTATCCATGTCAAGACCATACTCATCCTTAACCTCTTCTGGTGTGTATACCTTCCAGTTATCAGTCCTGGACCGAAGACGTTTACGCCAGTATTCTGCAGTGTTGTGGTCAAATTCATCAGTACTGTTAGCTGGTGCTATGTTAGGATAGTCTTCATCAGATATACCTTCTTTCTCCTGCCAACTGGTGCCTTCCTCTTCATCAGGGAAGGGGTCTTCATTTTTTTCTTCGGGCATTAGTGCCCGGACAACCGGTACATAAGGGCTCTTAACAGATGAAACCTGGTTAGCGCCACGCCTCTCGTATAGGCCATCATACTGCAGCTGCTCGGATGTAAGGCCTAGTTCTGGTTTATCCTCTTCCCATGTACGTACGGCCTCTAGAGCAGGTGGTAGTTTAGTAGTCTTCCATATACCATCAACAAGTTCGCCTTCATAATCCTCATGGCGGAAGATACCTTGCTGGTCCTTCTCTATAGGTTCAAAGTCACCGAGATCATCAGCGACAACTGGGGTAGCAGAGGTACTGCCCATACCTTCAAGTATGGTACGAGCCCTTCTACTGTATAATAGTAATTCTTTTAGGTCAGGTCTGTCAGCTGACTCGGAGCCTAGGCCCTCTATTCGTAAGTCATCAGCTGTAAGTTTTAATTTATTTTGGATAGAGTGTGCTTCTATTCTAGCACGCAAAGCACCAATGCCCACATAGTTCTGACCCATGAGTATATAGTTCATGAAGTCATTAATAACAGCCCAATCACCGGCCAAGGCTTCAATGTGTCGTCCATAGCTCCTATCAGTTATGATAGTGGAGATTTCCCGGGCAGCTTTAAGACTATTAGCAAAGGGGTTAGTTTCATAGTCAATGCCTACTCCTGGCATTATTGATCGTGTAGGGAATGTGGTAGGATCCAGTATTGCATCTTTAGGTATGGAGCCTACTATAACTAAAAATCTACGAGCCTCGGGTGTGCCCGCGTGAGCCGCTGCTCCTGTTTTCGCGATTAGTACACATGTACCGGGTTGATAATACTCAGAGACAGTGGCTCCATATTTAAGAGCTGACCCATTCATGGCAAAGGCCACGTTCATAATAGGATCGCCTGCTCCGCCCATGTTCTGGGAGGGTATAACGTAATAGGCATTCAATGCCGGGATAGCATAACACACTATACCGGTATCAAACTCTAAAAATTGAGGCTGCGAATCGGAACCCGCAGCCTCAAGAACATTATAGACAGATGGTGGCATATAGAAAAGCCCCTCTACTAATTATTATAATAAACTAATCGTTTGTATTTTCGGTCTGGAGACCAACAAACTGCATAGCAATAGTAGAGTTAACCATACCCATGCCATCACGATTCTCAACGGTTAAACCGAAGGATTGGATTAAGCAACCAGTTAAGGTGAGTTTCAAGAACTTAAAGTTCGTGTCGTCGCCTTCACAGGGGGTAATCCCGCCCGGCCTAATTGTTATTACATTGCGATTGATGTTACACACATCAGCGTAACGATCTAAAAACGCTTTCAAGTCACCTATTGGACCGATGATACTACCAATAGTAAGGGACCCCTGAGGTATCCCTGAGATTATTAATCTCTTATTGGTATTAATCGGAAAAGTGCTTGTCAGGTTCCTAGCGTAACTTAAGTTACAACCGGTAGCCAGAAGGTCTGCATTATTATCATCAAAGTTGATGAGCAAACCATCTAGTTTCCATGCAACTGGATCGCCTATCTGTACATTATATACATCTTGAGCCATGACGCATCTCCGTTATATTAACCGGAATTTCAGTACGAGATGGTTCAACGGTACAGGTAGTACGATGTCCATTTCGACCCAGACTTGATCCCTAAGAACCGCATCTGCTTCCAGTCTTGTTATTTTAATAGACTCCATCTGTGGACCAATGATCTCAGAATAGATCCGGCCTATGATAGAGGTCGTAGTACTATCGATACGCCCTTCGATCAAGCGTAGCATTGATTGAGACACATTACCTTGACCATATAGGTCAGATACTGCTGTCTTGTAATCACGGCTAACGTGGTCCAAGTTTGTAGTGATAGTCTGCTCACGAGTGAACACATCAAACGGATCAGTTGTTACCTGATGCCTGTTGTAGATTGTCCCGTCAACATCCTGAACTACCAGCCATACACCGTTACCGGCCATGCTGTTGAGCTGCGTTGCTCCGAAGTTTGTTCCTACAGTCATACTGATGTAAGAAACTTCTGTCAGGGTCATAGGCTGATGAGGCGCACCTGCTGAACGAGTACCGGCGAGCAATGCTGCCAGGTAAGCGTTAGAGAGTCCTGAATGGCCTAGTAAAGAGATAGGCTCTGCCCAGACTGCTGTTACGCGTCTGTTATCATGATGAATTGCTTCAGCGGAGATATTAGCTGCATACTGATTCAGTGATGCATTACGCCATACTTCCATCTTAATAGCAATTGCAATCGGAGTTGTAGGTCCGGTGAGGAGTTTTATCTCATCTTCGGAAATAACCGAATCAACAATGTAACTATCATAAATGATATTACCTACACCATCTTGGTGGTAGTTGATCCTTACGATATCTGCTGCTGCTACTCCGTTGGTAATAAACTTAGCGCCAGTTGCCAGAAGCTGTGTCCCGGTTACTGTTGCTAGGATCTCAGTAGTATCAGCGAGTGCTGCGTACAGTGATGTAAGCCTTTTGATGTCAAGCCCGCGCCATAAGATACGGAAAAGAGCATTGTCAGGAGCCGACATCTCATCTACATGAGCCTCTATCAGATCTGCAATAGTCCGTGATGTATCATGCGGTACCAAACTATAGGCTTCGCTAACCTCTGTTAAGCGATCAAGTGCATCAGTATAACCCGCGGCAGTTGTGCTTGTAGTTGCAATATAGTATACAGATGTACCATTGGAACCCAACAGTGCTGTGTAAACCATCATTGAAAGAGGATTATCAGGATGAACAGGTCCTAAAGCATCTTCAACATCTGAAATACTACTCAGTGAACTTGCTACAGTTGTGTTAGCAACTAACAGTTCTCTGTAATCTACGTACAGGTCACCGGACAGAATGTCAAATGATTGACTTGTCCCGAGGTATGTACCGACTTGAGTTGCACTTGCTGCGACAACCAACTGACTGCTAGAAGCTGTCCAGTTTACGTCATCCAGTTCAAATGTAGCAGTTAGACCTTGTGTTACGAGAATCGTATCAGTAGTCAAAGCACCTGTCAATTTATCAGCGAGAATAAGTGTTTTAACCGCGCCATCAGCTGCTGCTGTTGATGCAATTGTAAACACGTCACCTGCAACATACTGCTCAGCAGTATTGAGGGTCATTGTCACGCCGTAGTTACCGAGGCTAATTGCGCCCGCAACTGTGACAGAAACTTCAGATCCACCATCATACCCGTTTGTGGTAGAAGGCTGAACCTTAACTGTATCTGTTCCAATAACTCCACCTTGAGTTATTGTACCGAGGTATGTTGTATCACGTGTTCCAACATATGTGCCACCTGATGTAGGTATTGGCAATACATATGCTTGTGCTACAGCCACTGTCCAATAATCACCTACAACCAGTTGTCTATCAATATTAGAAGACTCTGATGAGGAGCTTGAACTATTCGTAACAGAACTGTCAGATGTAGAACTCAGTGTTTCACTGGAGCTACTGAAAAGACTACTGCTACTACTTGTTAGACTGTTCGCTACTGAGCTGCTGCTGCTTTCGCTTACGCTACTGCTGCTATTACTGCTACTTGTGCTAGCGAGGCCTCCGTCGGCTGTTAATGTGAAGGTTGCTCCACGAGTACCACATGCTGTAGCTACTCCACTGGCACTTAATGCCTTGGTTGCTACATCATCGTTACCGGAAGCTGATGTGACGGAGAGACTCGTATTATCGACTGTCCCATCTGTTGCGATAACAACTACAGTATATGTTTCTGTAGCATCACCTTCAGCAATACCATCATAAGCGGCTGCACTACCAGTCACAGCAAACGCGGTTGACGCGATATTCTCTGTTACTGTCGCACTAGCTGCTACAATAGCTGCCTGATTTGTTGAAGACGCCCTTAGTGTTCCCACTACAGCCGCTGCTTCTTCGACTTCTACTCCAGAAACAGTTGTTTCCAATGTAGTTGAGCCATATTGTACTTTTACATAATCTCCGAGTGCAACGTCACGTGTGCCATAGACACTACTACGGGCTGTCCCGTTGAGTGTTCTAAACACCAATGCGTTTGATCGGATCTTGTTACCGCCGTTGACTGTTAAGCCATCGCCGACTGCACCGGTTAAGGTGAAACTATAATACTCTAGAATGCCATCTTCGACCCATATTTCGGACGAACTAACATCTACCGTGCTGCCTGCTGTCTTGTCAGGCCATGACGTGTAGGTATTACCAATAGTTGAGTTGTAAGCTCCCAGCAATGCCTTCTCGCTCTCGTCCGTAAATCTATGTAATCCATATTGCGGTGCAATAATACATGCATAGAGAGGAAGAGTGTTTCCAGCCAGCTGCGGTACAAACTCTTGATATACCTTCAATGAAGGAGGTGAATAAGCCATCGCTGTTACTCCTGTTTGTTACTGTTTATTTATTGATTGAATGTGCTATCTTCGAATCGCACTTTCTTTAATATAGGTGCAATCGGAGCCAATGTCCAACCATGGATATGAACCCACTGTACCGCGATGTCGACTACGAAATTCTCATTTGATTCGTCTCCGATCTTCTTTGGTTCGTTTAAGTTCGTTATCCCTATGTTACTGAAAGGGAAGTCCTGTTTAATAGCTGGGAAGTATTCCAGAAGCCTGTAAAAGACCTCCTCTCCAATACGATCTGCTGCGAATGCGCCTTTGGCGATGCATCGCACCACATGGGTACAGCTTATAGGTACTACGTATCTTTCACCTTCGAAATTACCATTATCACGCAGAGTAGTCAGTGTCTTACTGTCTAGGGGAAACTTCTGCGCAACAGCCGCTTGCCTGAATACCAGGACTGCGGGTCGGTTCTGCAGTTGTCTCTTATCATACTTATATAACGGTCCTATTAGAATATTAGACTGGATAGAGTCGTTTGATACTTTATCATCTACCCAGACCAATTGTTTAAGTTTATGGTCTCTTATATTATCAGGATTCTCAAAATGTGCTTGCACTAGCCTTAGGATTATACCTGTAACAATGCTCGGTGTAAACCTCATGTTACATAAGGCAGCAGGGTCCTCAAACGCTTTCTGTATGAGCTCTTCGTCTACTTCCCAGGTTGGTTCATCTATTAGTGCCATTTAGTTTCCTCAAAAATCAAAGTCGTTAATACAATCAGCATTATCATCGGTTTCCCACCCATACTCATTGTCTATTTGTTCGGATGGTTCTTCTAAGGCCTTCTCGTTTGCCTCTTCACTATAAATAATATCAGTTTGTGGTATCAAATGCAACTGTAGCTTCTGAACTATCGGTATTCGTCTGATCTCTGCGACAGTACTTAGCTTCCTCACTTGCCATCTTTCGTTGGACCTGGAGTTGATCCATATGTCATCATTTGATATAAGAGGATAAGCAACTACTCTGCCAGATCTGACTTCGTCGTGAACAAGGCCTTGTTGCTTAAAGCTGGTAGACTTTTCGTTGGGGTCTCCAACCATAGGAAGAGTTATAGGTGCATAGTAGCCCCCTATAATACCTGTCCCTAGGCAATTACGGCATCTACTGCTAACCACCTCACCTGTGTCGAAATCGGTGCAGCCACATCTAGCACCCCACTCCTTACGTTTAAGAAGGATTCCGCTCTCGCCCGCGACCCTCATGCGGAGATATTCCTTACGGCAGATCTCTTTAGCTTTGAGGTAGTCACTGTGGTTCCATTCACCTATGGCCTGGGCTGGTGTTGATAGTTGCCATTCGCCGTCAAGCAAGAAGCGTGTACGGTAGAAGGTATTCTTATCTTTGTTCCAGTTCCATTTAAGGGTGTCTACAAATTGGCATGTGTCGGTAAGGGGGCCAGCTATCTCCTTCCAGTCTCCACCACTACGGGCTTTGTCTACAAAGAAGTCAACGGAAGACGGTAAACCCTGTAGGGTACGCATCTTCCACGTCACTATTTTATAGTTGGCTGGGTTAGCAACCACTGATACTCTGTCAAAATAATCCATTACCACTGTCTACCATAGTTATAGGAACTTCCAAAACTAACGGATGTGATTGATCCGTAACATAGTCCTATGTTAATCTCACGCTTCTTCATCAGTAACCATTCTCTCCACTCATCTATAAGCATCTTAGATATACCTAAGTAAGGTGTAGCCTTATCAAGGTCATCAACGCTGACGCCACCTGCACTATACTTAAAGTTATTACGTTGCTGGTGTATAGCTGCTGATTGTAGGAGGTAAGCCATAGCTGCTCTACGCCAGTGCTCTCTCCACGGGAATGTATTCTGTGTAAAGGAATAACCGCTACCAGTTAGGTCAGGTGAGGTTTCGTTCCATTCTTCGATAGGACGTTGTATTGCCCACATGATCTCCAGGTCAGAGAACTCTACGTCCTCTAGGAGTGTATTAGCTTCAGGACAGGTATCACGCATCTGAAGCCTGATCTCATGTACCTGAATAGGATAGGACATTAATCTATTGGTACCCACTAAGTTAATATTGGGTTGGATGTATAGGTAACACTTATAGTGTGCTATCACTTCGTTAGAAGCATTATAACAAACTATAGCGGATGGCCATATGCCTGCGTAGGGAATATTCTTGGGTTTGAAGTTAATCGAGATAAGACCCTCATCCGCATCTACAACTGTACATGTCTTGGTGAGGTACACCTCAGGAGCACTGAGCCACTCCTTGGCAACAAACTCTATATGGTCAACCTGCGTAAAATCAGAGTTGACACCGCCACACACATAATCCTTTAACTGTAGGTAGATGACTTTACGCATCTCCTGTGTAAGCATTATATAGGGCCAGCCTGTTGTTACTGAGCCAAAGCCTGGGTTGTAATTAGTTAAAGGCCCTTCTACAGGACCGCTATTAGTTGGATCGCCTATGGCCCCTCCCGGGGCTATAGGTACTGTACTATCTACTGGTGCACCTGGGCCGGCGCCTCCACTTGGACCGCCTGCGCCCGGTACATCTGATCCTAAACAAACATCTGGAAGTGGCATATTAACCCTCTATTTGTCCTCGGTCAATTCCCCTTGATGTTTCTCAGGGTTAAGCTTTGCAGCTTCAATCCGACGACCTATTATTTTAAACACATTTTTTAATACACGCTGCTGTTCCGGTGTTATTTCAATAGCGTGTTCTTGATCATCCCCAATATATATTTTATAGGGGTAGATATGAACCATATTTGATCCCTTTCCAAAGGCGATATGCTCCCCAAAAAAGCTGTGCATACCGTAATGCATTCCGTAACCGAGATCATAATGATTGTATTCATATTTAAACGTTTTCTTCTCTTTATTATCCTTCTCTGACATGTATCCTCCTAAGTTAATAATGTACCCATAAAGCACTGTATTTTCAAATGTCTAACGCGTTAGACATTTCTGACAGCTGGTATTAAATACCCTTTATAGTCTGAATTTCGTACTCATTTTCCAGCCCCCGGGACTTGATGAATGTGTTGCGAGCAACTACAGCATCTCTTTTTGTAGGGAAATTACCTAATAAAAATAAAGTCCCTTTAACAATAATACGGGCGGCCCAGCTATTCTTATCGGGATGTACTCCTGTATAACCACTTAAGCTCTTCTGTGCCCTTGTATTTAAACTATTCTGCCTATGCGTCACAAAGCGACAATTAGAGGGCTCATAATTACCATCATTTTCTCTTCTATCAAGCTCTAGTTCTTTGGTCCAACCGTTCTCTATGCACCAATCATAAAAGCATTTGAAGTCGTCTGCCCATGGTCTGTGCATTAGAATACCTCTCCCACCATAATAAATATATCCAGTGGCCTTTTCACGGAAGCAACGCCCTTTTATATCATCCCATACTGTATAAAGCGGGTGTTTTCTTAGTCCATGTTTTGTAGCAGCCGCTGCTCTCTGTTCCCTTCCGTAGCATCCACAACTCGTAGTGTTGTCTGATCGTAAGGATGAAAGGAGTACATCAACCTTAGTACCACAATCACATATACATGGATACTTGTAACGGGAAGGGGTTCTGACGCCTTCGGGGACCTCTGCTGCTAGTACTAGACGCCCAAAGCGGTCACCTACATGGGCAATTATCTTTTTTGACATAATACACTCCTACTATGTTAAGCACTCTAAAGTGAGAGGCAACAAACAGTGAGTGACGCTGTTGTTCGGGTTCGATGCCCTAGTTACCTCTTTTATTTTTACCGGTCCAATAAGCCGCATCTCCAAATTCTTTAACAAACCAGTAATTTTCACGGGCTCTTCTTATTCTCCATGCCAAGAGACAACGATACCCGGGATCCGTATGCAACCGTATCCATGTTATCATGTTATACTTAAACCTAGCATCTGCTGCTTCTTTATCTTCCTGCGTCTGCCCGAACTGGTAGGCTATGTCATGATCGGCACTACATATTTCAACATTCAGAAAACCACAGGTCTTGGGTATTAACCAATTATACCAGTGAGCTACTGCTCCTATGCCATTCCATAGCTTCTTCGCATCAGAATTAGATAATTCCCTAAGCTCGTCTGACATGTCTAGGCCAGCTTGCTCATAAACATCTTTTATATTATATAAGTGTCTATTACTAAACTTAGGGAATATATCTTTCATTTTTCTTCCTCTGGCATTTTGGCCTGGTTCAGTAGAGTAAGGAATAGACATCTTGTACCGGATGCCGCTACTGCACTGACCATGTTAATTGCCAATTCTTCGGCCTCTGCTTTCTCCAACGACTTTAAATTAACAGCCGTGGCTAAATCGTTGCCGATTGTAGACATCATCCGTTCCATATCTTCCTCACTCGTAGCGGTCTGCATCGCTTGCATGTCGACGCTCAACCGTTCTAGTAAAGATTGTAAAAACTTGTGCTCCTCTTCGGGGAGCTTGTTCAGGGCCTCTATGGCTGACCTGGGTAGGAACATGCCAAGACTTGCACCTGGATCTTCTGGTGGAGGGCTTGCGCCCACCATGTTAAAACCCTCTTTGGGATCTTTCTCTTCCATACTATCCTCCTATGTTACTTTACACCCTTTACAGACCCGAAACAACCTTGTCGCCTTAAGTACTGTATCTTACCGTTAACGATAGCATAAGGCCAATCCTTCTTAGGAAAGGCCTTCGCTAGTATCTTACAGACAGTTGTCACCGAGACATCCGTCTCGGTATAATAATGAATCAGAACAGCTTCCGCTTCATCCGTCCAGCGTTTTGAGTGCTGTTCCTGTACCACAAGAGCATCAAGCTCCTTCTTGAGACCGGGATCGATCGTCATCTTTTTTACCTTGTGTGTTGTATGCCTCATTATGCTTTCCTCGCTACTTTTTTAGTTCCTTCGATTATTTGAGTATCTGCTACCCATGAGCAGCTGCCGCTGTTGTCCACATCAAAGACAGTAATACCCCAGTCAATCTGTCCGCTGCATTCTCTTCCGCCATAATTAGATATGGTCTGCAACGCGGGTAGCGTCATAGCTGTGGTACCCGGGTACCCGCAAAACGTGTGATAATGAACGTGACTAAAACAAAGAGTGTCTGCTTTAGGGCATTGGCCTCGTTCGTATTCCAGTCTATTAAGCATACTTTCTTTAGCGGGTGCTGTATGCCTACCGTGTGGTAAACCACTACGACCTACCTTATGTCTGAAATAAAACACGTGACCATTTATTGTGAGGAATTCTTCCTCGAGGAGCTCTTCGTCATATTTATCAGCTAACACTTCCTCGAAGCGTACTACCTTACCTGTATGGAATGGTGTTCCTTCCATGAAGAAATGCTCCTTTGCTCCCCATACATCAATACACGTTTGCGCCATCTTAACCTGTTGTAGCAAGTCGGACTCTGTTAGTTCGCCTCTTGCTACGTCACCGTCAATGGCATCACCATTACATACTAGCATTAATTTCCCGTCAAAGGCCTTATACTTACGTACAAGTTCTCTATACTTCTTCCACATCTCTGATTGAAGGGCGTTAATCTTAGGGCTCTTACCTCCACTTATCTGCCAAGCTGGGGGTGTTAGTCCTCCTCTATGCCCACAATGAAGATCTCCAATTACTATTAGTCGCTTTTTCATAAACGTACTCCTGTTATATTATAAATTGCTTCTGAGGACAATCATAGAACTCGATTATAATAATTCCTCCTTAACTATTAAAAGACACTCGAAGATCTTTTTTGTCCACAAGTATAAAATAGCATAAAAAAGAAAAAAAGCAAATTAAATTACAACGGATTGTTTTTTTGAGGCTAGTTCTTAGGCTACTGCAAGTGCTACAGCGATGGTAGCGGCCAGTATTGCACCTATAATCTCTACAGTTTTACGATAAGAAAAGAGATTATTACGTGCTTCCATGCTCTCCATGGATATCTTAACGAATCCCATTTCATTCTCTATGAGTTCACGTTCTTCTTGGTTAGCTGTCATGTGTAGGATAGTAAGGCGTGCAACATCCATTACGGCCGCTTCATAGCGGGTTCTATCTTCAGGGGAGAGCTCAGTCAGCTCATCAGAGCTTGTGTCTTTAAGAACATCCAGGGCTTTGTCAGCTATAGGCTTCCAATCAATCTCCTTCAGTCTCTCCGTAATCTTTGAGTAATCTGCCATAATCATCACATGCGTTGTGTCTACGCGTTTTCTGTTCTTGGGTTAGTTTCGGATCATCTTGGACATATTTATAATATTCAGGTAATACATGCTTGTTTAGTCTTAGGGAAGGTTTATAAAGGGGATTAGCCATACACCCTACCAGTAAGAAGGGTATGAGTACTAATATACCTAAATAAAGTTTCTTCATGGTGTGTCGGGGTTCGGAGGGTCAAGCTCTACAGGTAAACGAGTAACATCTCTTATAATCTCCAGTACTAGCGCCTTTGTGTGTATCTTTTCATCCGCATCACCCATACTGAGTAATTGGCGGAAAGCAGCTACAGCGGGTATGGAGGCCAGTATAGAGGCCAGTATTATTCCGACCTTCCATCTAGTAGACATTGCGTTTTGTTTACAGTCGTCTAGGTGGGTATCTACGTCTTTACGTAATAAGACCAGTTCCTGTTTAATTCCTGGGGCGCCATTGCCTCTTATAGACTTATCTAATGTAACAACCTTCTCATCAAGTTTAGCAAGGGCATCCTTAATATCTTCATGGGCTGACTCGTCTGCGTCAGTTCGGGCGTCCGCTAATTTGGTCATTATAGCAAATAGTTGGGTTTCAGTGGTTACTATTTGTTGCTTTTTTGGTGCCATCTCAATATCCCTCTTAAACACTTTAAGCTAGTTGCCCGGTTTTACCCGGGCATTAACTGTTAATCTGTTGGCTTATGGTACGCTAGTACTGCTTGTACTCTTGCCTACTGTACTTGCACTGTTATCACTGCTTGTACTGTAGTCTAAGACCTCTGAAGTACTGCTTGAGCTGTTAACACTGCTTGTGCTGTAGTCTAGAACATCTGTGCTACTGCTTGAGCTGCTTGAGCTGCTTGAGCTGCTTAAGCTACTTGTACTCTTAGCTAGTGTGCTACTTGAGCTGCTGCTGCTTGAGCTGTAATTCAGAATGTCTGAGCTACTTGAGCTGCTGTTATCATAGCCACCGGCTCCGCCTGGTAGATAAACTGTCCAGAAGCGAATTACTGATTTGCCGTCTGCATTGGTACTAGTACCTTCACTTACAACACCAACGCCTACTTGGCCTCCATAAGGTGCCTCGACCATGCGTTTAACGTCGCCAGTATTGACTCCGTCTGCTGTTAGAAAGTCATTGGGGTTATATGTACCTGCTGTATCATATTCTGTAGTTTCAATTTCAAATCCACCTGTTGCTACGATCGCACTCATAACACCACCACTTATATTGCCTACGTCCGAGTTGGCATCAAAGTCATCGACGTTCTGAATTGAGAACATAGGCATAGGCCTATTCATTGCGGCTCCGACGGTACAACCAGCAATTAGTTGCCCTGCGGCGTTGATCGAACAAACAGATCCGGCAGCGATTGCTTCGCTAGCGGCCGGTGCTGCTCTAAAGTCTAGTCTGTGCATAAGTGAAGGTCCTTTTATGACGTTCAAAGTATGATCAAACATTTGAGCTGGTGTTAGTGTACCCATTATTATTTCTCCTGTTAAATTACTGGATATTAAAGTTTATTTCGTCATATCTATATAATACACGTTGTAGGCGCGTAGTTCAAATAAAGGTGTCTACTATAGTTCTCGTTCTTCTATCTTACTGCCTGCGCTGATCCTTAGGTGTAAAAGTCCTGATAAATCATCACTCACTGTAAAGCTGAGCTCGTCTTTATCTTCACTTTTAAGCACAATAGGCTCCGTTATTGGATTTTAATTACCGGCCCTGTTGTACACTGAGTCTCTTTGTACCTGTTCCATCATGGATTGCCCATATTTCGTCATAGTACATATTGACATTGTTCAGTTCAAAGGATCCGCCATTGGGTGCAAGATAGATACCACTGCCTACGACAGCTGTGTTGGTGTCGCCTGTACCGACCTGGTATAAAGCTAAATAGATTGCTGTATCTGATGTGTTCACAGCAGCCCAGTATTTCCTGAGCACCTGTCTTGTGGCGACTCTTGTACCTGTTGTAGCTACATCGTAGCCCTCAGGTGGGTTACCGCCGTGGGATATTAATGAGTTACCCATATTTTTCTCCTGTTAATTCTAATATTAATTGTAAATGCATATAATCATCTACACTACTATATCGTATGAAGGGGGACTTTTCAACTGCTATGGCCTGTTGATTTGAGGGCCTGGTCCTTAGTCATACCTACCTTTTTGGTCCATTCAACATACATACCAGCTGTGCTGATAGGGTTGGATGGTATTACTGCTTCTTTGAGGGCATCATCAAAGGACTGCTGCTCGAAGCAATCTAAGCCACTATCAGGGTTACAGTTTACTATACGGTAGTCTAGTTCCTTTGCGGCTTTCTGTATACCTGGGCCATATTCAGTAATAATACGCTTATATGTATTATTATTATTGTTAATAGCTGATTTAGTACGCCCTTCATCGAAGTGATACTTATCAGTCTCGTTCATACTCATGTCCACACCAAGCAGGCATAGTTTACGGAAACCAAGTACATATGGTAAACGTATAGCTGGTAGTAATACCGTACGGCAACCACCCCACTTTTTATGGCACCCCCAATTAAAGCTGGCTTCTGTGAAGAACCTATGTGCTGCGAACTTCTCGTTACGTTTAATCCCTATGACATTGGGGCAGTCCTTAGGGAACTTAATACCAATACTGTCCTTTAGTGTTTTCCATTCCTCGTTATCCCATAGTTCCTTCTCAAAGGTTGCTGTAGGAATAAACTTCTTTATCGCAGGGTTAAGCCAGATCTGCTTAACGAATCTACTTGGTTGATCGACGCATGTCCAGAAGTCAGGTATGATACCATTCTGTAATAGTGTTGATGCACCATTATTAAGGGACATAAGCATAACTCCGGGTTGTTTAAGCTTTTCAAGGTCTAGCTTAAGTAGGCTTGGACCATTAGATACCAGGAAGCAGGTTGCTCCATAGTATTGTCCTATCATATCAACAGGCGCACCATAGCGCGTGAAGAACATCGGAACAGTTGATCCAAAGTTTGCATGGCCGAATTCGCGGGGTGAGTTCCTTAGGAAGGTCTCGTCGTTCTTGTCGTTACCCATAGGGGTCATTCTAGGCATAATAATCTCCTGTTTGTTATTGTTTCTCGATGCATAACAAGTGCACCGCCATCACCTTGATGGTTGAAGTCTCTTATCTTTCGACTTTCCTTTATAGGAAGTCGCTATGTATTCTTGTGTAATATACACACGTTCACAATTCTTACAAACGTACTTCCTCTCCTTAACAGGGGAATCATCAAGGAGATCCTCGTCACCCAGACCATAGGTCAAGGCGTCACGGGAGTCAATACATTTACATCTGTCTTTACAGTCCGGACAGTTCATATGGTCACCTTTGTATCTCCACATGTTCTCCGAAGTCGGAGTCCCTTTCATGTTGAAGATGTATTTGTAGGGGGAGATCTATTGCCTCCCTACCGAGCATTTTACGGAAGTGCATATCACTCTTTGCTTTTTGACCCCTATCCCAGCTGCGGTCTAATTTCTTACCGGGGATCTGGTAGTAGCCATGGTTTTCTTTTAATAGTTTAACATTAGCCATCTGGAAGTAGCCTGCCCCTACATTACCCTTGAGTTTACCGGGAAGTCTTGTTGCATACGCGTGCGCCTGACGGACTATACAGGGATAACTATATTTACCCATAAGCTCCTTAGTCTCCGGTAATGTTGTAGAGAACCTTCTGCTGTATAGGCAGTGGGGGTTATCCTTGTACTCGTTCTTAAGCTTCTCGGCCGTCTTGGCGAAGAAGCTAGGAGGGTACACCATATCAGTGTCTGCGTATACGATCCAGTCTGCTTCGCACTCATCTAACTGCCTATTGCGTGTCCAACCTCTATATTGGAATTCAGATTGGTCTGGATAGGTGCAGTCATTAATTTTCATACCTAAAGCTTTAAACAAGCCTGTAACAGCTTCTGTTGTCGGGGTACCAAGCCCTGGGATGTATGCAACAGATACACTCAGCTCCAAATCGTCAGGTAGGATCTGCTGCCTTATAGATGAAAGCATCCAGCATAGTCTCTGCTGGAAGAAATGTGTCTGTACTGCGATTTCAATCTTCATTTTACGCCTCCATGGTCCTTACGTTCAATATCATCCACCGCTAGTTCTACCCAATAGATCTCATAAACTACACAGTGATGCATTACATCAAACTTATGGAACAATCCCGGAGGCACTATGCAGGTATCACCTGTGTTGAGAATAGTCTCATCTGGTTTACCTGAGTCGTCCTTCCATGTTGTAATCTTTATCTCCCCTTCTTCAACAAGGAACATATTGTACTTAGCATGATGCTTATGCACAGAAGAGTATCCTCCCTGCTTACCTGTTAGGCGGTGTATCTCTACATTGTTCTTATTAAATATAGGGCTAGTCTCGCCCCAGAACTTTCCGGACTTTATCATGGTATCCTCCTACCTTGTGAAACATTGTGTGTTATCCACGTAACATCCTTTTATAATTCCACCTTTAGCTAATACTTCCAAATAGACTGCCGTAGCTGCCTCATCTAATTCCCATCCTCGTTTCTTTAAGCACTTAGCCCAAAACTCCTTTGTTCGACAATTTACATGATGGCGACCTGGTTGTCCTGGGTGGGCAGCCCCGAATACCAGCAGACTTTCTGCAGCAAAGGCAAGTGATGTTATAAAATCCAATACTTTACCTGTATGCTCTGCTTCAATATGTTCTGCTACTTCCTGGCATATTACTATGTCACTATGACCATATGCCGAATGCTTAATAGCCTTTGTAAGATCTAAGTTATAATAAACATCAACCTCTTCTAGTACGTCATCTATATTGACGCTGTAATCTATTCCCAGGGTCTCACAATCAAAGCCAAGATCTTTAATAGCTTTAAGGTGTGCACCTACTGAACAGCCTACATCCGCTACCTTGTCCGGTAGTATTAAATCAGGAAACGCCGTTGCATAGCTTTTAAGCACCGCGTCAGCCATAATAGGGTAACGTGGATGTCCGACTCGCTTTTGGTGGAAATGTTTGTTATAACGCATCTATAGGCCTCTTGTGAGTAATCTAGTATAATGCTTCTTACATAAATCTTTTGCATAAAAAGAACCTGCACAACTCTCTATTCTGCATAACTTCATGGTTGAAACCTCTTTTTAAAATTTGTGCTACCCCACTTATCCCTCTTACCACGCTCCGCACAGTAAAATAAAAACGTGTCGTGACTTGGGATAGGTAAACGACCGTCACACATAGCTGCATACTTCTGCACAAATACCGTTTTATGTAGGCATATGAATGATGCAAGCCTTGAATGACCATGTTTTTCTCTCCAAGGAATATTAAGTGGGAACATAGGCGGTTCGCCTGTCTTCTCCTCCCACCATTCATCCAAGGTATTGAGAAAGTGTTTTTCGTTATAGCATTGTTTGCTCTTAGTATAACCGCACTTATTCCCGAAGATAGACCTATCCCAGGCTTCATCAGGCATATCTAGTGTGTACTGGAAATCTTTATAACCTGATTCTTTGGGTGTTGTGTCACAATCGACTTTCAACCACCACTTGGTCTTAATATCCTTGGCTGTACCTAATACGAATGCTGTAAGCATAAGCTCACGTGTATTAGCTGCCTGAGGGAAGTCCCAAGGGATGAGGGTCGCCCGGTTGCGCGCGAAGTCCAATTTCGGATCCGCGATGTCTATCCCGTTTACGTATATGACCATGGGGTGTTCATAGATACCCTGAGTCTTTAACCATAGAGGGAGGTTAGCCTCGAGTCTATTAAGGTACTTCTCGTTCACAGCAGTAACCACTGTTACATTAGATCCGATCGTACCAAGATATCTCTTAAGTCTCCGGTCATGCCATGGTTTACTAAACTCTTCCTGTAGTTTCCCTTTAAGCTTGTATCTTAATTCCCAGTAATGCTGTATCCATAGATTGCATAAAGGGAAAGGGGCTACGTGTTTGCGTCCATGGTAATGAACAATCTTAATCTTATCACCAAGCGCACCATACTTAACACTTGTACCCCACTCTACAGGAGCAAGCCAGTGTCTATATTTATGTAAGAGCATTTGGCACCCTACCTCATCAGGTATGCGGGAGCAGTTCTGCTTACAACCTTCTTCTGCAATCCATTTCCATTCATCAAGTATCTCAGCATCTTTAGTGAAGCCGAAGATACCTGTGTTAGTAGCTTTACCGTAGGAAAGGGCACCCTTCACATAGTCAGGTACTACTTTACCAAAACCCCTAATGCGCTTTGACATAGTACCACCGCTGGTCTTCCAACCTGCAAACTCGCCTGTACAAAACTTGTACTCTTTGATCTTCTCAAAGTACTCATCGATAGGCTGGAGTATAAGGGTGTCAGCATCAATAAACATGGTAACATCATAAGGACTGTTCTCCTGTAAACGTGCTTTACGTACTAGGGGCCGGATCTTCGGGATATTCTTGACTGGCACTATATCAACGTTCATGTCCTTAAGGATATCAACGAACCATTGTTTCTGCTCGTCAACAGCTATTACAGAGACAGGTCCGTCATAGTGCTTGCGTAATGAAAACACAGACACTAGTATTCGGATCATGCACTTCTCGCCCTGATTCAGATATATAATTCCCTGTGTCATAAGTTTACTCCATGTCTCCGAATTTATCTGCTGCTAATGCGGCGGCCTTCTTTGCTGCATTGGCTTTACGGGTAGCTAAACCTTTAGCAATACTAGCTGCTTTCTTATCTTTAGCTGCTGCTACGGCCTCTACGGCTGCTGCTTTCGCTTCTGTCTCAGCTGCTACGGCTGCTACTTTCTCTGCAGCTACTGCTCTGGCTTTGTCTGCTACTGTGTCAGCCTTGTCACCGAATGCGTCGGCACCGAACATATCAACAGTCTCTACGTCAGCTTTCTTAGAGCTTTGCTTTTCCCAATCATCCCCGAACATATTAGTTATTGGGGGTTTCATCTCTTCGATAGTCTTGTTCTTGAATGTTTCTGAAAATGGTTCCACTGGTTCTTCTCCGGTTTCAAGCTTCGCTAGCTTGTCTATAATGGCTTCTTCGTTAAGGTCTGCTTCTTGCTGGGCTTTCTTAACCTCAGGCTTCTCTACAGGTTTAACCTTAGGGATCTTAGGGGCAACAGTCTTGTCGCCGGCTCTAAGGGATACGCCTTTCTGTGCAATCACTTCGAGTGACAGTTTGACTCTCCTGTTACTAAGGTCATTAAGTAGAAGCTGTTTAAATGTGTCTTTAGTGCAGAGTGACATAACATCACCATCTACGACTACACAGCCGCGGGCGGGTACATACAATCCGTGTGGTGGGTACCAACCATATTTAACATCTGTTCTTGTTACGTTGCTTACGTGGGTTCTTACGATAGGTGTAATGGCAGCCATTGCATCCTCCTGTTATTTAGTTTAATTAAATTATAACAATATGTTGTTATTGGTAATATAAAACACTACTTGTCTTTTTTCAATTCCAATTCATCAAAAAGCTCATCCATTGTAATAGTGTGCTCGTCAAGTGTCCCTTCCTCTATCCACTTATCAAGTTCATCACAACGCTCCTTTAAATCGACCTTAACTTCATCTATCTTTTTAGGGTCCCACCCATAGAAGGTCATTTCATAAATACAATGAACAGCAATCTCCACTGCTTTGTAGTTTTTAATGGTAGCCTTCTCCACTTCCATGCCTGCCCACTCTGCCCATGTAGAGAAGCTCATGCTGTAAGTATTGTCAGGATCATCAGGGGTATGGCCTGATACATTGTGGTATTTCTCGTAGTCTTCAAGGGTTCTATCAAATTCCTCCTCTATATAAGAGATACTAATAGAGAACTTTGAGTCTTCGGGAGGAACGGTCTGTAGTAGCTTAAGAAGTTTCTCGTAGCCATCGTGGGTTTCATCATAGTATTTAAAGGCTAGTTTACGGAGCTGTCCGGGTTTAACCTTTTTAATCACCTGTTGTAGTGTCTTCATATTCTCTCCTTATTAAACTGGAGCTCCGGGGAAGAATCGAACTCCCTTAAATCGGGTACAAACCGATTGCATCACCATTTATGCTTCCAGAGCAGAAGGACCCTTTTTATCTAACCAGGGCGGCCTGGATCCTTTATACACACACTTGGTGTCTGTTTTAATTTGGTCGGCCATCCGTAGCCCATGTTTTGGTTCTCGCCCATGGGCCAGGGCTGAAATTGGTGGTAGCTTAGTTAAACGGGCGCTACCAGCTCCGTTGCATGTACACCGAATTAAAATCCGGTTTTTAAATCGTTAACCTCGATCATGCTATGTAGTAAGAGAGGAGGAGAACTCTTACTACAATCTTTCAATTCTTACTGGCGGAGGGACCCCGACTTGAACGGGGAGATCGCTATAAAGCGAATGCCGCATTAGCAGTGCGGTGCTGTACCATTGAGCCACCCCTCCAAAAGTCTAACGCGTTAGACAATTAGTCTACCCACTCAGGTTCTGCGTCATTAATTTCCCCTTCGCTATACTCACATTTATTGTTTTCACATTGATAGGTGTGCTCTTCATCCTCAATAAGCACATTAACATTACCGCCACATCCTCGACAGGTGCCGGCAAACTCTGCAGATACATTTGGGTCTTCCATAATACTTCTCCTTTATGTTAATAACATATACATAGGTTCAGGTAATTACAAGGATGAAGATAGACAAGCGTTCGATCAGACATTATTTCGCGGTCTGCTCGCATTACGTGTAAGTTCGGTTTTTATTGTACTTGCCATTCTACCGTCTACGTTTTATATCTTCAAAGTGGTCGGAGTGGCAGGATTCAAACCTGCGACTTTTGCGTCCCAAACGCAACGATCTATTCAGACTGATCTACACTCCGTTAAGTGGTGGACCAATAGAGAATCGAACTCTAATTGCCCGGATGCAAACCGGGAGTAATACCGTTATACTATTAGCCCCTTATGCTTTAACTATGGTGACTTGTGCCATAAGCTGTGCAAGCTTAACGCCATCTTCAAAGCTCTTAACCCTGATGGTGGCGTGTGCTGCGCCTACGGAATCAGACCTCATTACAACAAAATGATCGTCCTCACTAGTGGAGGTTACCCATATTGCGGTACCGAAGTTGTCACCCAGTTCTATTTTAAATTCATCATCCATTAGCTCTTTCCTTCTTCCCATTCTTTACCGAAGATATCTGCCCATGGTACAGGTCTCTTTGTAGTACCATAGAGCTGTATCATATCTTCTTCGCTCATTACCTCACCCATATCATTAATAATATGGAGTTCGGCGGCTTCCGCTGCACGGTCACCGTGTTCCTGCCGTATGTACTCCACGCCTTCCTTGTGGTGCCTGTGTATCCTGTGATTTATGTCCAGGCATGATACACCCTCCAAGTTCTTTACTGCTGCGCATCCATCGATCCAGGCGTTGACATGGTCAAAGTCCTCGCCCAGCTTCTCCATACATTCTCTGTTGTGTGCTGCTCTACTACTCATATTGTTCTCCTGTTGTTATTGGTAGGCCCACTAGGATTCGAACCTAGATTAGCGGTATCAAAAACCGCTGTCCTGCCATTGGACGATAGGCCTATTGGCTCGGAAGCCTGGGCTCGAACCAGGGACATGTGCCTTAACAGGACACTGTTCTTCCAACTGAACTACTTCCGATTACTTACTGGTAGTCGCACTAGGATTTGAACCTAGGACATCGACCATATCAGGATCGCGCTCTACCGACTGAGCTATACGACTTCATCTTACTGGCGGGATGTGCGGAACTCGAATCCGCAACTTTCTGATAGACAATCAGATACTCTAACCAATTGAGCTAACATCCCATTCGCGACACTATGTCGCTTAAATTGTCTCTAACCGGAATCTATCCGGAAATTTCCGGATACTGGTGTGGACGGAGAGATTCGAACTCTCGATAATGCGGGCCACATCCGCACGCCTTAGGCCACTTGGCTACGTCCACCATAAGATACCATATTGCTACCGTCAACCATATGGTGCGGGAGACCGGGTTCAAACCGATGACATTTACGTTGGCAACGTAATGCTCTATCAATTGAGCTACACCCGCTAAAATACATACTTACACCCCTTCTTATCTGCGTACTTCTCTAGTCGTTTAAGTATACAGTCACCACAATAGTGGCGCTTAACCTCCATCTTTGTCAGCTGCTTAATGCCTAATATATTAACCTTACATATATAGCTGTGGCACTTATTACATGAAAGGTAACTACCACCCATCTTATGGTTGAGCATTTCTATGCCTCTTTTGGAAGAAGACTGCTTCTCCTCGTTGCTTCAATAACTTATCCATATCATCAAATGTTATCTTACATTCCCCTTTAAAGCCCCACTGAGCACCCCAGCTATTATGTAGGGTGAAGTATGACTCTTTAACGTTTATTGCGTTACAGAGCAAGCAATGGCCTCCTATGGTCTTTCCTGTTGGCTGTATAAAGTTATTAGTATCTGGGTTTATCATTCCTTCGTACCATTTAAGTCCCATCACAGCTGGGCCGTTATGGCCAACTCCCATAATAAGGTCGTCTATGCCAAAGGCCCATCTGTAGCTATCGAACCAACCAAGCTTATGAGCTATCTTTACTCCTGCTAGTACAGCGGTGCCTTCATAGAAGCGCCCGTCGTTCTTCGCGCCCGGGTATGCCCCGCCTGGCCATCTATCAATGCGCTGTGCTGCCCAGTAGATAGTTTCCTTAGCATACGTATGTGTCATGCCTACCACCTCTGCCGGTCTGGCTGCCAGCTCATGGGCAATGCCGTGGCCGACACAACTCCCTTCTGTGCCCTGGTCGAGGTGGGCATTGCAGCGCCATGTATATGATCTGGCTTTCTTGCTGGGTGCAAGCATTAAAGGGTACTCCTTACTGCGTTCATCAAATTCTTCTATACGGTCAAGGCGTATGTCTTCAGTCATTGTACCGTCTCTAAGTGTGTTACTCATCTCTTATAATCTCCATGGCTGTTAACTCTTTGATCTCTGGTATAGTCTTCTCCGTGTATGTAAGGCGCCACTCATCCTCGGTGCCTTTAATCTTCTCCAAGTATATAAACTCGCTCTTACTATGCTCAAATTTTACCATAGATACCTTAGTAAGTTTAAGTTCCTTGTCCGTGCCTTTAAGCTTTATTGTCCGCTTACTCATCTTCAATCTCCGGTAAATTAGTTATGTCTGATTGTTTGTTCCGCCACTTAGGGTGTACTGCTGTCCACTTACCATGGTTCTTCTTTGCAGTTTTAAATGCTAAAGCCCAGTTATCAGACCACTCTTTCTCTGTTATCCTTGCCGGTCTACGTTTATCTGTTTTGCCTGCCATGCATCAGCTCCTTTGGTATATCCATATCTTTAAGTATCTGGTCTTCCAGTATCTTTCTTATATCCATGTCATAGGTTTGGATCATCTCAACATCAGCACTGTATCTGGCTGTCACCATGCTATCAGCACTGTATCTGGCTGTCACCTTGCTATCAAACTTAACCTCGTATCGCTTCTTATCCTCAGCACTGTATCTGGCTGTCACCATGCTATCAGCACTGTATCTGGCTGTCACCTTGCTATCAAACTTAACCTCGTATCGCTTCTTATCCTCAGCTTCAAGGTGCTTAACGAACTTCTCAATCTGTTCATCGACTGGCTTATTAGCCTCCTCTTCGCATAAGGACGTTGCTATTAGGTCTATTTCATCTTTAGTCAATGTCATCTTTAGTACTACCCTCCAGTATTGCATTTGTTGCGTCTATGAACTTCTGGTCCTCTTCCTTCATTATATCCCTCATAATTATATTCGTCCACACCTCTGGGTCCATAATAACAATGTCCTCTGCTGCTAAGTGCTCAACGAACTTTTCAATCTGTTCATCCTCTCTTGTCTTTATCTTAGGCTTAGGCATTATAGTTCTCCGTTGTAAGGCCTTTTACGCCCTGGGTTCAAGCGTGCTGCTTTAGCATCAAAGAGTTCCCTAAGGCCATCAGAAAGCTCTAAGGCATTATCCTGTTTATACTGCTCAATCATACATATAAGCTCTAACAGGGGTACCTCTTCATCCACCCTGCAACCCGCTACTCCCCTGCAGTTAGGGCAGGAGCACAACGCGCCTGCTGGTCCATAAAAGCCGGTACCCTCACACTTGGGGCAGGTCTTCCTTACCAACACTGTTAAATCTTTTAAGTCGGGTCTTCTAGTCATAAATACTCCTTATCTCATTACTGCGTTGAATATTAATCCAAAAAATACAATGACTGATCCTACTATAATAGCTTCCGGCATACTAGTCCTCCTTTAATGCATCTAATCCTATAATCTTATAACCACATCTCTCTGCAACATCGAGGCAGGCTATTGAGCCTATAGTCTCATCGCAGTCGCCTTTCCCCTTCCAACCGCATCTATCACAATTACTAGACATAAGTGCTCTTGCTGTCTCTACCGAATACTCTTCGATGTATGCCTTACTCATACTAAGTCCTCCTATTTAATTGGTTGCGGGAGGTGGATTCGAACCACCGATCTTTGGATTATGAGACCAACGACTTAACCGCTTGTCCATCCCGCATCATTGGTAAGGCGACGGGGAATCGAACCCAGCGCTTGCCTGGATGAAAACCAGGTGTCCTACCGATAGACGACCGCCTCTTACATAATTACTATACACAACATATTGTTATTTACAAATGGCGTTAGTTTTGATCCATCCCTGGAAGTCCTCTTTAGAGGCCTCCGCGTAGCCATGGAGCGCATGAAAGGCCGAATGGCATCCTGCGCATAGGGTGGTACCATTAGAGAGCTCTGTGCGCTCCTCCGGGTGCTGAGAGTAAGAGTTCAGGTGGTGGACTGCTAGATCACCTCCATGCTTGGTGCATACCTGGCATGTGTAATCATCCCTGACCATTGCTTCTTTTACGAACTCCTTATAGCCTGGGATGTGCCTACGTGCTGTACGGTCTTCGTCCGTTAGGGCGGGGTTCCACCTGGGATGCTTCGCCCCCTTATAATTAGCAATAAGTTTTTTAATGCGTTCTGAGGACTTCTCAACAGACAGACACCCACACGATCTCGTATTACCCCTCAACAAACTGTTCTTTAGAACAACAGTTTTTTCCCCACACACACAACGACAGTGCCATCTCGTTGCATCATCAGGGGCATTCTCAGCCCTCTCTAATACTGTTAGTCTACCAAATACTGTTCCAACGAAATCTTTATTAGCATCACCATGTCTTTTAATTAATGCTTCTTTATTGAAGCACCCACAGCTGGTGGTTGCTCCGGATATCAGATGGTTTTTACGTTTAGTAACCATCTGACCACAATCACACTCACATTCCCAGTAAATGTTTTTACCCTTAAGTATGCTCTTAAGAGGCTGCAACCGCCCATATTTCTTACTGCGCTGTTGCTTATCATTATATGTATTTCTTTTCGCCATACTACCAATATAACGTGCTTTTCAGATATGTCAAGTGGCTATGGGCGAAAAAAAACCCCCGGCCCTTAGACCGGAGGTTTTAAATATATCATAACTTACTTATGAATAGGTGCTTACACCCCAGTCCGCCAATCGACCTGACTTCCCACGAAGGAAACTTTGGCACAACTAGCCGTATTCTGGATAGTAGCTCCTATGCACTCATACGCAAAGAACTCGATAAAATAATCCTCATGCTTAGTACTGATCGTAACGTCATCGAGAACAAAGAAGTCCCCAGTGTACTTAGGCTCTGCGAACATGTACAATTCGTCATCGCTTACCAAGTCAGTCTTGATAGTAATGGCCCATTTGAGTCCCATGATCTGGCGTTCGGCGAAACCGTTAACCAGTAGTTCTTCAGCAAGGTCACCACCAATGTCATCTCTGCCTAATGCAACAACATCCCAAATAGTGATGTTATTCACGAGTGCAACTGATGCATTCAAGTGACGGTTGGTTGATGGCAGGCCCTTACGGGAATGTGCCAACGATTGACGAGTCAACGGACCTACTGTAATATTCTGACAACTTTCGAGAGTCGCGTCAACAGTGTTGGCTACGCCTACGATAGAGTCAACTACAGCCATGAACTTTCTGTCTTCTTCAGCCATAATGTCTTTCAAAAGAAAGTCATTAAGGATCTGACGGATGTCCATGTCATAAGTTAAGAGGTTGTTAACATCGCTGTTATATCTACGACTCAGGATACGGTCAAACATGACGCGGTATCTTGGGCCCATGATGTAATGGTCCATAGGAGTAGTTCCGAAGGGAACAGTATATGCTCCAGCGGAATTAGGTTCCTGGTCCTTTACAATAACAGGTTTCGGTGTGTCGACCTGGCGATCAAGGTCTGCGGGTGTAACTGGGACCGGAGGAAGAATCCTACGGGCGAAGCCATCTTCACGCATCTTAATACGAAGCCAATCATCAACACCTTCTTTAGCTTGCTTGCGCAACACATCGTCAGTGGAGGTAAGTCCATTAACAATGGTTTCGTTCAGCAAACGAACATCGGGATCCATTCTCATAACTATCTCCTGTGTTAACTACTTGTGCTCATGGCTGCTGTGCTGGCACTAGATTCGCTAGTACTAGATTCACTAGTGCTACTTTCGTCATGTCCTGCTGCGCCGCCTGGCAAGTAAACTGTCCAAAAACGAACTACTGATTTACCGTCTGCGTTGGTGCTTACACCCTCGCTGACACATCCTACTGCTACTTGACCACCGTAAGGGTTTTCGCCCATACGTTTGACATCGCCAGTATTGACGCCGTCTGCGGTAAGAAGATCATTAGGATTGTAAGTTCCAGTAGCATCATACTCTGTAGTTTCAATTTCGAAACCACCCGTCGCAACGATTGCGCTCATCACGCCTCCGCTGATATTACCAACATCAGAGTTAGTATCAAAATCGTCGATGTTCTGAATTGCAAACATAGGCATAGGCCTATTCATTGCAGCTCCAACACCACAGCCGGCAACTAATGTGCCTGCAGCGTTGATAGAGCAAACAGAACCCGCGTAGATGGTTTCTCCTACAGCTGGTGCAGCTCTAAAGTCGAGTCTATGCATCAATGAAGGTCCTTTAATGACATTCAACGATGTATCGAACATTTGAGCTGGAGTTAATGTACCCATTAAATATTCTCCTGTTAAGTGTTACTTAACACTGTCTTGTGGAACCAGTATTATACTAGCCCCAGTTTCTCGTATAAAACCCGGTCGGATTCTTTAGTGAATCTTGATGGTCGTGCTTCGCCGGCCTGTTCACCTAGTGAGTAATCACTTGGTGCCTTAGGTAGGCTTGCTGCAACCTTCGCAATACTTTCAAGAGCCTTATCAGGGTCTGTGCGAAATAATTCAACCAATTCATCCTGTTCTTCGGCCTTAATCATAGACGCGTCTGCTAATGCAGAAGCTGCCTTTGTTAAAGCTTCTTCAGAAAACTTAGGTTGATCCTTTAACTCACTAATAACTGTATCAGTGAGATCAATGTAATCTACTACTTCATTATAAAGTGCTTCATTCATAGTATACCTCCTTAGTCTTGTTGTAGACCGCGGATATAATCTTTGATGTGCTCTTTACGTTCTGCTGCGAGTTTTTCAGCTTCTTCAGGAAGAACTTCTGGAGCTGCTTCCATCGGGGCTTCTTCAGCCATCGGTGCTTCTTCTAAGGGAGCTTCTCCCATTCCACCGCCTTCGCCTTCTACTTCGCCAGCTGCTTGGATGATCTCATCAGGACTAACGCCTGCTGCTGTCAGTTCTTCCAATTGCTTAGCCGCTTGGACTAAATCCTCTGGAGAAACACCAGCTGCTTCCATTTCGTCCGCGAGTTGATCTAACTGCGCTGCTGTTTCTGGGTCCATTTCGCCACCTTCTTCAGGTGCACCCATTCCCAAATCACCGCCTTCTACAGGAGCTTCTTCCATAGGAGCTTCTCCCATTGGAGCTTCCATACCTGGAGGTGCAATCGCGCCAGGATCTTCTGCTGCTACAGCATCAAGCATTGCATCTGCTTCCGCAGCTGACTTGAAGATACCGCTTTCCATACATTCCTGGAGGTCATCTTGACGTTGGTTAAAACCTTCTAGCCAACCAGTCGCAAAGTCATGATATGACTGAGAGATGTGGGCTGCCATTTCCGGGTTCTCGGAAGCCAATTTTTCAAGAATACTAGCTTCCTGTTTTGGCTTTGCTTCAGGGGTTGCCTCTGGGGTTGCTTCGGTTGCGTTCTTCTGAAGGTCTGCGACCCTACTAAGAATTGCATTACCAAGGCGTTCTGCACGCGCTACTTTTTCCGGAGTGGTTTCAACAGTTATATTTTCTGTCACTGTTTCACTGGCATCAAGAGATTTTGGTCCCTGGTCGTCTGTAGGTTCTTCACCGTCACCATCATTATTGGTGGCTTCAGGAGAGTCTGCTTCAACGCCTGCGATACCGGCTTCCATATCTTGCTGCTTCTCTTTGCCCGCTGCGCCTTGTCCCGCTGGGGTGTCGGCTACGTTTTCGCTAGTCTTGCCTTCTGGCTCAGTCTTGGCGTTATCGTTGGGTCCTGGAGTCGGAGCTTCGGCTGTTTTTTCAACAACTGCTTCTGCTGCTGCGTCAGCTGCTGTTTTAGCCATGGACTTTTCTTCTTCTACTGAATGTAGAAAGTCGCCCATCATTGTTACTACATCACCATAATTCTTCATAACTATTCCTGTGTTGAGTTATGTCTATTCCTATTATATACTATTAGCGATAGTTTGACCTACTGTCAAGTTCAACTTGTCTTCGGGTAAACCATCAACGAACGAGATAACGTATCTCGCATACTCCCTGGCAAGGAAATCAGCCGCGGCATCATGTATTTCTGAGGCACATTTCAGCATCCCACCATCAAGTCCAGTACAACCGCTGATTGAATTACGTATCACGCGATCGTTTATAGGACTTGCCGCCAAGGAGTGGGACCCAATAAGGCGACTGACTTCACTTTCAAGTTCCTGGCCTCCGTACGAGCCGGAGGGTTCATAGCTTCCATCTTCCAGTAATGATTCAATACATGGATCATTAAGCATGCGTCCGAATACGCCGTTAAGAGCGTTCTTAGCACCTGGTAGAAGACTGGCTACCTTGTCAAAGTTGTCCCCTGTGGTAACCTTATAAAAAGATTCCATTGGCAGAACAACCATCTTATCCTTAAGTGACCCAAATAGAGCACCGGGATCTTGGTTCTTCATTGCACTCACCGTAGAGTTCTCTAGCTCCTTCACTTTACCGTCGTCAGAACGGAAGGGAACAGTTAGAGAGTTCATGGGTGAATCAGATGTAGCAGTCAGTATCTCCTTCTCTATCGCAGCAAGCTTACTTAAAAGCGCTATACGATTTGAGGATTTGACGCCGGCATACTTTCTCATTATATCAACACGTGGGGCTAACCCGTGAAGGTCAGCTAACTCAGCTGAAGACAGGACACGATCAGATGCTACCTTACGGAGAGCAAATGCGATCTTATCTGCAGGTTTGAATACACCGCTGATATCGTGAAATAAAGGTTTATCATTTATAGCACCTATCTGGTGCCCTTCTTTAGTAATAGTAAGCATATCATTCTTCAGGTGATCACAATAATCAGATAATTTAGAGGCCTTATTCCCACAGGCTGTACAAATGTCGTACTTAACATCCGCCGCCATTGAAAAAAAGATGGGCTTCTCATTTGCAACTTTCTGCAGTTCTTTATCCCATTTATCATTTTCGACACCTACAATAAGTTCCCCTCGGTTCATATCATTATTATAAGCCGCCTTTACGATATAACCGGAAGGTGTACCGTTCTTATGTCTATTACAGTTATGAACCAGTAAACCCTCTACAAAATATTCAGGTGCATCCTCCACCTCGAGATTATATACCAACTCATCCAGTTCACAAGGGCTTACGTCTTTTATTTTATGTAAACGCATATCATCCAACATAACTGTAACGAAGGCGGAACGTCTCCGTCCAATGCTTACCCTTACATATTTATTACTATAATCAGTCATATCAAGATTATCAGACGAGGCCACGCTAACGTAGCCACTGCCATTTGATTTATAAGTCTTACCGTTGGTAGGGGATATCATAGTAGACGAGTTGTTGTCCCATAAGGTGTTTGCCGCTATGCCTAAGGAGCTAACTAGGTCGGATAACATCCTGAGCATGGAGGGTGAGGAGCTTCTTATACGAAGATAGCCTGGCGTGGGACCTTCGGGCTTGGTGTAACACCCGTCACCATCAACATATGCTCCCAGTAAATGTAATTTGGATTCATTATCCAGTTTGAATAACTCGGCTGTCAGTGTTTTATCAGAGTATGTGCCTTTTATATATTGTGAAAGCTCATGATGTAGCAATTTGGAGCCTGTATTTATTGCTATGCACCCGTATTTAGTAGGTGTAAGCGTGACATTGTAGCCTGCTTTCTTTATGCAGTCACATATATCATCTATAGCATACTGATCTTTCTGGCTTATTGTATATTGTATGTGACAGCCATTCTTAGCTAGATAGCCCTCAGCGGCCGTCCAACCTATTAAACGGGCCATGTAAGTCGGTAAAGAAGTTGTGCCTCCGCTAACAGCGTGGGATACCAACCAATCACCTTTCTGCAGGCTATATGCGGGTACCTCGGTTATAAGGGATGTAATTTCTTTTTTATTCTTAGAAGCCCACTCTCTACAATGTGTACTGTGCCCTTGATATTTTTGTTTATTTAATATTGTATACTTGTGCTTACAACATGTATCAACTGCTCGTAATACAAAAACAGGATGATCTACTGTACATTTGAAGGATCTGAGATCTGAGCAGTCTACGCTCACTCCTGCTCCTTTATAAGGTCTTTTAAAAATATGACTCACTGCACGAGGGCCTTTTCTAGTATTGACAGCATCCCCCTGAGCATAGGACTCAATTGGCTTATAAGAGCCCTCACCACTCTGAACCAGGGTCCTCCCCGGAAAGCAGTGATTTTTATATACCTTACCAAATTCCATAAATGTAGGGTTATGATATTCCAACATACCGCCCCCTGTTCTATAGGGAGCAGCTGACTTATTCAAGAAAGGAGTAAACATGTAACTTTCACGGGGGAAGCCATCTCCATTATTATTAAAACCATAAGTCTCTTGGGCACCTGTAGTTATAAGATGCAGGTATGTATACCCGGGTTTACGTTCAATTTCATTTAGGTCAGTGTCGAACTCTGCTGCACGTTTCTGTAGGGTCTCCATACGGAAGCCTTTAGAATATGTATCAATCAATGCCACTGTGGGCATTCCGAAATCAAATGCGTCTGGATGTATAATCTTGGGTATCATATTAAAATCCTAATCTAGCGTTTGTATCCTTCTTAGGTTTACGTTGACCTAGATATCTTGAAAGACTTTCTGAACCTGAACTACCTTGTCTACTATCACCGGGGCCTGCTTTGTCGGTTGTCTCCTCGTTATAGCCTTGATCATTAGCAGGCTCTTGAGGGGATCTTCCTTTCTCGGCATTATGTTTATCAAGGAGCTCAGCAAGCTGTGTAATTATAGGCATCTTCTTCTCTTTAGCCTCGCCGTCCTTGTCTTTACCACCCATGCGTAGAACATCCAAGAGATCTGCAGATGGTCCAGTGTCTCCGCCAACTGTTGCCATGTTCTGAGCTTCGTCAAGTTCTCTACGAGTCTTCTCACTAGCTGTATAGGATTTCTCCAGGTCAACTAATTGAGAGATTTCAGCTGGGTCCATTAATTGTTTCTGGGCCAGTTGACGTTTAACCATAGATTTTAAAGCTGGTTGCATTGCTTTATCGCGCATCATAGGTGAGACATTAATAATATTGTTATAGGCTTCTGTTATGTCTTCTATAGGATAGTTCTTAATAGACTGATCAGATGCAATAGCTACCCAGCCCTGCATATTGTCGATACTATCAATGTTGCCCATAAATGCCGGGTCCATTACTTTTAACATTTTAGGATCTGGATTGGCGCTTGTAATGTCAGACCATTTCTGGACTTCGTCGGAGATAGTGTCTAAGCCTTTCTTAACACCGCCTTTTACTGCGCCTGCTGCGAAACCTGGGGCAGTTGCTCCCATGAATTTACCGCTCTCTAATATACTTTTTGTATCTAAGGGAGCAGCGTCTTTTTCAAAAAAAAAATCTCTAGCATCTTCTGCCAGCTTCGTGAGCTCAGCCTTCTCGTCGGCGTACTCGCGGGCATGTCTGATAGCTTGATCAATCTCAGGATAAGGGGAGTTGAAAGGAAGTACAGCACCATTGGCTGTCTTCTCTAGGGGAAGGTCACGTTGAATCTTAGCACCGATAACCTGGAGCATCTTAGCGCCTTGGTCACCGAAACGATTGACTATAACATGAGCAATCTTCTGTAATTCTTTATCTTTAGTATAACGCATATGCTCAGCCGCTTTCATCAGGGAGTCCTGTGTAGATAGGCGTAACTGATTAACTGTGCTCTTCTGACGATCAAAGTTATCAAGTACTTCCATGCGTTTATTCATATCTCTACGATATTCGACATCACTAGCTGTTTTAAGCATAGCATCTCTGTCGATGGGTTCTTCTACAGGTTTCTCAGCTGCTGCCTTCTCGAAGGACATTTCCAGCTTAAGACCTATTTCAGAGAAATCTTGTTTGGGTAGTGTAATTGAAGCTGCCTTTTCTGTTCCACCAAAGATAGCCTTAACGACTTCTTTAGGGTCTGCGTGCTCGAATGATTCCGCCCGGTCACTCGACTTACGACTAGATAGTACGTGTACAGTTTTGGATTTATTAAAGGCTTCACATGCACGCTTAGTGATTTCCGGCGTGAATTCCAACTCAGTTGCCATCTTTATAAGCGCATCATTGGGTGAACTACCAGACCTCGTTGAAGCTACTGCTTTCTCGATGCCTCGCATGATTCGACGCTCTTGACTGGCGGATAGTTTGTCGATCATTTGTCTAAATCTCCATCTTCATATTTATGTATGTTCGCGTCTAACTTCTCTATCTTCTTTACTACTGCTTCTGCATCTTTCAGTTTGATTCTACCATGAAATGTAGCTAAACTATCAGGTATTAACCCGTCGTCATCTTGAGCAGCGAGCTCATCAAGCTTGTATGTTCTATCTTCCCAAACACTCAATGTGCGTTGCTGCGTAGGTATAGTAAGCTCTTTTGGTAATTTACCACTAGTGTGCACGTATTTCAAAGTTTCCCTCGCGTTCTGGCTTACCACATGGTCTATAATCCAGTCGGCAGTCTTGCCTTTATATGTATGGCCTCTTATGCAATCCATAAGTAGACGCTCTGGTCCTCCGGACCACCCCACAACTTTCCAGATCAAATCTGAGTTCAGATAGTCATCCTTCTTATGTGTGGCTGCCGGTGCGAATATGTACTTCTCTACCCAAAAGGGTGAATCTAATTTAGTTCTCACATCATAAAACAAAAGCTCATAAGTTCTGATCATGAAAGGTGTCAGTTTCTTATGAATATTTGATTGTATGAACTGTGGCTTTGCTTTCGCCACTAGAGCTGCTTCAAGTGCATGCTTCGTACAACCCGGAGAATTCTCCTGATGTAGGTCGTATAAGAATGCCATTGCGGGCATAAGCTCTCTTGCTGGGGCACCTTGGAATCGGTCGTCTTCCCATACCTCTAAGAATCGCTTAGCCAGTTTAACTGTTGCATCAGCGTAGGCGACGAAGTCTTTATTACTTTCCTTCTCGTTCTTCCGCTCATACAGTGCTCGCTTCCAACGCCAATCAGGCGCATTATCGAGAACGCAACTCTGATCTGATTGTTTACTCATGCACCTAGATCTTCTGAAAGATCTCCTGCTAAGGCTTCGGTGGATGTATCAGGTGCCACAGTCTTTTTACTGAGGAACAATACCAAGTCACTTAAGGACTGGAATACATCACGAAGGCTTTCTTCTAACTCAGTCAGCTCATCAGTACCATAACGGTCCTGGAAGTCATCATTGTGCCAGTAGAACAGGAACAACAGTCTACCTACGCGGTCGAGACCACGAAGTAGGTCAGGGAGGTAATCCTCAACCATGTCGATTGCTTTACTGTTCATTGCCAATGTACGGAGTACGGATACGTCCATAACTTCTTTGACACCGTTCTCGGATGCCTTAACTGCTGTGTCTATATCATCAAGCCCATCTTGAGGGGCTGTTACTTCTTCTACATCATTAGGTGCAGCTGCTGCTCCTATAGAGTTCTCAGCTGTATTGATGAACGGGTCTTTGGCCAGTTTAACAAGATACCGCATAGAGTTTGGTCTATGTTGAGAAGCTGCTTCCTTAACCATTTTCTTAGCAGTAGGTGCTGCGATACCGTAATCTCTAACTAACTTAATCATGGCTGCTGTCTTATTGATAGGGCCGTCAGATACGTCAGCATTACTAAGTGTAATAGATGCTCCATCGCTGTATACTTTAACAGGAGTGAGCTGTACCTTATTGATCAGGCTGTTAACTAGAGTATTAGGATTACCGAAACCATACTTCTGATTAAGTTTGTAATCTGCTCTGTCAATAACTTTAGCATTGTTAGGAACATATAATGTATCCGCACCAATGAAGAGTTTACCAGGTTTATCAGTGAACTGCATGCAATCTACTTTACGACCAAGATCCATACAAGCTGCTGTTCCAAGTCCTAGGCTGATTTTAATCTTATTGCCATAGGCTGTCTTAGGTCCATTGAAGTAAACCTGGTAGCTATTAGCATAAGGGTCTACAATCACTGCATCATTGGAGCGTTCTCTGATGATACGTTTGAGATCCCTACCAAGTGATTTAAGAAGAGTTGTATCTTCATCATTGGTGATAGTTAGCTGCTTAGCTTGGATACATCCTTTGCCTGCGAGATACTTATCTTTATGGTTCAAAGGAACCAATAAGAATTTAGCATCACGTGTATTCAGTACACTGTTGTCCGGTTTATTTTCCATCTTGTTTGGAAACAAAACATAGAAACGATCAAATGTACCATCAGCCATAAGAACATCATAGAGACCTGTGCACGTAGGAGTGCTTAGTTTCGTATGATCTACTTCACCTTTAAATACAGTGGATGTTTCCTTACGGTTGTCTACAAAGAAGACCCGGTCACGCATTAACACTTCTTTCTCTGCATCTTCTAATTCAGATGCGTCTGGGGAATCAGGTGTGATTACTTTAAGTACAGTCTGACCTTGAGAAGATCCGTCGGCGGCAGGTATGTCCAACTCATCTACTCCTACTTCGTCAGCTGTCTTAGCTAATCCGCGTAAATCATCCGCAGAATAATACTTGAGAATTGCGTTAGCGAATTCAGGGTGTTTAATCATGGTGGCTGTAAACTGGAAAGATGCTTCTTTACCCAGCCTAGGTACCCATTCTTTCAGGTCAAATACGTCTCGGTCGAATTTAACAGGTGTCTGCATGTTCTCCCACGCGTCCTTCTCTAAGAGTGCTGCACCTTTAAGGAAAGGATCAGTTTCTGTGAGATTGACTGAACCAGGTTTACCCTGCATTGTCTTAGCGCTTTCTTCTTCTTCCTGTTCTCCTGATTCTCCTAATTCCAGCGGTTGCTGTCCTTTGAGATATGAGATCCAAGTTTCTTTGGTTGGAACAAACTGTCCTCTGTTCGGTAAGAACATGAGATCGAGTCCTTTGATCCGTCCATTGAGATAAAAGATTGGGATGTAAATCCATTGATCATTCAATTGGAATACTGATACACCGACTCCTCGAGTCTCATCATCATCTTTATCGATGAGCTGAAAGCCGACCTTATAAGGGGTTAATGCTGGGGCGTCCTGCGCAATTTGCGAGTCGGCCAGCTGCCCTAGTTGAACTTCGAAATTTGAACCTGCCATGGTAATTTCCTTGTGTTAATGTTGTACTTACTTTACTTATATCTAGGCATCAATGTTGTTTATAGGCCTAGTTTATTCATGTACCATCTCAAGACTTTATTAGGAGCCATGTTTTTTAGAACATCCTTTTCCTGTTGCTCTTACGGGTTTAAAACTTCCCTTAAGTGTTTCCAAATCAACAGGGCCCAGCTTCTTAGCTATGGGCTTATCCGCCTCGAAATGTGCACTCTGTGACGGGGTCATAGCTTTACCCAGGGCTGGTTTTGCTTTAACGCCTCCTTTAGTATAAGCCTGGTAAAGGCCTGTTAAAGGATCTACTGCTTCCTTCGCCAAGTAGCCTGCTAGGTATCCGTGTCTTTTACTGTCTGTCATTTTAATCTCCAATATTTGTTATTGCTGGGTAGTATGATGTACTCTTACGTTCGCTAGTGCCCCCGCGTGCAGCGGCCCCTAATGTTGAACGTTTGAGATTTTCTCCGCCTAAGCGAGTCATCCAATCCTTATCATGTTGTGTAAAATCCTGAGCACGAACGACAAACGGTTCAAAGGGAGGTGGTTTAGGATGCGTTGCAACCAGTCCTACTCCGTTACTCCTCAGTTCCTTAGATACCTTCGGCGTAATTCGTGTCCCTATACTATAATGTAAATAGGGTTTCTCTAGATATAAATTACTTGCACTTGTGACTGATTTCAACTTAGAACCCTCTCTAGGTTGCCATCTGGATGCTAAATAATCATAATCCACAACGTCACCTACCATATGGCCATTGTAACCCTCGGGATCATTTATCTTAATTTTGGATATGAAACTACGGGCAAAGAGTTCCAGATTGCGCCTGTTAGTACCTGCTCCATTCTTCTTTAATATTTTATGATACTGTTCCATGAAGTAACGTCTGCCACTGCCTATACCTTTATACTTTACAATCTCTGAAGGGTTGGGTACTCCGTTGCTAAGGACATCACCTGCTTCTACATTATCGCCTATCTTTACTGCTGTGTGGAGTTCTCGTGGAATATGATACTGCTTACCGCTGACCATGATGTATTTACCACCCTGAGGGGCGTCTTGTATCTTTGCCACCTTACCATCAGCTTCTGATAATATTGCACCACCTACAAACTCTTTAGGGACTTGTACAAATTGATTTACTTCTTTGAAACCTGTTAGACCTACTTCCTCTTCGTCTTTACCGCCTACTCCGCCTATGTGCTTCGAACCAAGACCGGATTGTGTTAGTGCCTCTACAAAGGAACGTACAGCATTGATGCCCACAGCCTCGCCTATATCAGGTAAGGTACCTTTCTCTCTTACACCTGTGCACTGTTGGCATACGCCTTCTGGTGCTTCACATGTTAAAGGGCTACGTACTGTTACTTTCTTGTCGGTCATAAGGGGTAAGTGTTCTGCTTGTATAATTGTACCGGCTTTAAGGGTACCGACAGGCTGCAGTAGTATACTGCCTACATTGTCAGAGTCGTCACCTTCTACTTTAAGGCCTTGTGTAACTCCGCAGTCGGGCATAGTTACTATATTACGATGGGCTACGTTTGTTAATTGTTTGCTTAAATAGCCTGACTCAGCTGTACTGAATTGTGTATCGGAGTTAGATACTACCATTCCATTAGCTAGTACAAATAGATGATCAGGGTGGTTCACTGATAAATCATACGTATTTATTTTATAGGAGTCTGATTTACCTGTATACCCGAAAACAAGACTATCGTCCCTGTTATTAGGGGTATGCTTACTAAGTAGTTCTCTAAATTCATCTGATTTTCTTCCATACGCCAGTAGTTTATTAAATTTATAAATAGAAGACTCATTAGTTACTCTAAGGGTGTACATATCAAGTCTGTGTATTATCTCTTTTCCACTCTTATTAAAGGATCTGGTCTTTGAAAGTTTAACAGGGCTTACAGTTGTTGTGTAGATGCCAAACCTGGTTTGTAACAGTTCTTTTAGTTGGTTCAATAATATTTCTGAAGACATCGACCAGCCTACACCTGGTAAGTTAGATGTATTACTACCTTTGCGGCACCAACCGTCCGACTCATATAACCCATGTATCAAATTAGCTATATCAGCATTTGACCATCTCTTACTCTCCTCTGGTATAAACTTAGTATGGGAATGTGTGCCCAGTAATCCAAAGGTATCAAGCCATCTTTTTATAGGGTTTCTGTGTTTTGCTTGGTCTCTAATCCCTTTTCCAATTACTACGTACTCTAAGGAGGGCTCTCCGGACGTTCTATTCCTCTTTATATGTTTAAGCTGAACATTGTTTAGATCCTTGTTAAGCTTCTCTATTAGATCAACATCTATTGAAGATAACGTAACACTATATTTCTCGCTTAAATGTCCATCGCCTAATAATAAGCCCAATAAACGAGCATACGGCTGTGAGGTTTCTGCCTTACATTGATAGGTGCCGGCCGGTGTCATGCCAAAACAACGCCATGCCTGGCTGAGAGGTAGCTTAGAAGGGATTCTTAGATGAGGTGTTGCCTGTCCATTCTTAATGACAGAGAGGACTTTATGGTTTTCTGTAGCTGTTAGTGTTACAAGATTATCCATCCTTCCTACCCTGAACGTGTAATCATTAACTTTTCGTTCCCCATTATCAAAAGTGTCGATAACCTCTACCGGAAAAGTATTTCCTTCAGTATCGGCTCCTATTACCCTCTCACCTTTGGTTATGTCTTTTATAGCTTTAACGGAGAAATCAGCCATTCTAACCAATGTGCTTCCTGCGAGGCACATGCCCTTTCTGGAGGATTGAGCACCAAGCCAATAAGGTAAAGGAGATACACCACTACCATAGGAGTCCAGTCCTGGGAATGGTATTGTCTTGCCTGTAGAATCTGCCATAAGCATATCACCGAAGACAGTCTGCATAAGCTGTGTCTTATTCCCTCTGGAGCCACTTTCTATTTGTCTGGCCATAGAGTTGTTACGGGCCAAGAGATCCCTATATACTGTTTCGGATAAGTTCTTGGAGGCTTTATTGGTTACCTTCGTAATCTCATCAAGCTTCTGCTCAGATGTAAGGCCTGTGCTATTTGTTATAAGGTGTATTCTTTGCTTGAGTTCTTGCTTCTTATTCCTGATGGAGGCAGGGACTGTTAAATCTTTGAGACTAATACTAGCTTCACGGCCATATGTAGTTGCTACATTACGACCTATGTTATTAAGTTTTTGGAGGGTGTCGTTATACTTACCTGGATCTTTCTTAGCAAGATCAGTCATAAGATCACCGATCCGCTTACCATCTATAGCCTCTTCGGCATAAGAACGATAAGCAGCAGGTAAAGCATCTTTAACTAGTTCTTTGCCTACTGTCGTGATCATGTTTATTCAGGGGGTAGTTTTGAAAGACGTTTATGCCTTGCCTGGCCTCTGTACTCATTGATGCCGATTTGTGCACCTATACCCATTAGTGCAAACAAAGCGGCCTTCTTCGCTCCTCCCTGGAGGTTTTTATAGATACTAGCACCATTAATGCTACCTTTACTGCCACCTTTCACGTACTTACCGGCGTTAGCACCCATTTGTAGATTACCAGGTTTAAGATTGGGTTTAGAGAAACTAGGCATCTTGAATTTTTTAAAGTTAGGCATCTTGAAGAGTTTAGGTACCTTTTTTAAGGCCCCAGGTATCTTGGTTACAGCCCCGGGCACCTTGTTTAAAGATCCACTACTTAACATTTGGGCAGCTACGCCTGTTCCGGCTCCTAATGCTGCCGCACTTGGAGTGCTTTCTAGTAAACCACCTTCCCCTAAGTTCCAGCTTCTATTCATAAGCTCTGTCCCTGCTCCTTGTTCGCGCGCTGCAGAGTGTTCTCTGATTCTACGAGCGTTCAAAGCCATTACTCCAAGTAAAGATCCGCCTGCTAGGCCTGCGATGCCGCCGCCTGCTATCGCGCCGACATTATCCATACCACCTGTTACAGCGCCTAGACCTGCGCCGAGTGCTGCACCTCCGCCACCATAGAGAAGCATAAACTTAATAATCTCACCCTTGCTAAGCTCACGTGTTACAGGAGCAGCACCTACTGGTGCTGGGGCGTCCCCTTCAGCTGCTTCTTTCTGTAGCTTGGTCACTTGTATATTGGCTAGTTTATGTAATTCATCTCTAAGTTTCTGGCTCATCTCTGTTTCTCCTTTAAAGAGCTAACTAGGCTAGCAATAGTGTTAGACTTGGCTGCTGCTTGTACAGGCATTCCTGGAGGCATAGGTGGAGCTGCTCCTTCTGGGGGCATTCCCATTCCTGTGCTCTGTAGTAATGCTGAGATTTCTTCAGGGGATCCTGGAGGCATTGGTGCGCCCTCTAATTCAGGAGGCATCATACCTGTATCAGCTGGAGTCGGTTCTCCGCCCACGAGGGCCGAAAGTGACGTTTCCAACTCTGTTAATTTGTCCATGATCTCTGCATTGGTTGCACGACGTGGTTTTTCAGCGTCGCCTGCTTTGGCGCCTGCTACTTCTTCCATCAGTGCTTTAAGATCATCCATACTTACTTTAACGACATCGTCACCTTCTTCTTCCGGGGGCATTGGAGGTGCTCCGCCCAGCATAGCTGGGTCCATCGGCATTCCTGTTGCTGGGTCTATTGGCATTCCTGTTGCTGGGTCTATTGGAGGCATTCCGCCCATCATAGCTGGATCCATTGGAGGGGCTCCGCCCATAGCTGCTGGGTCCATTGGTGGCATTGGAGGTGCTCCACCCATCATAGCTGGGTCCATTGGAGGTGCTCCGCCCATCATAGCTGGGTCCATTGGAGGTGCTCCGCCGGCTGCTGCCGCTTGTGCTTCTGGTGTGAGGGGTACGAAGGCTTCTTTTTTGAGGCTTTCTCGCGCTCCTTTAAGCAGTTTTCTATCAATCATTGTATTCTCCTGTTTATATTTGAAATGTCTAACGCGTTAGACTTTTTAGATACATCCTTAAATATACGTGGGTATTTAGCTTTTGTCCACTATACGAATAGGATCATCTACGTCTATCTCGCCTTTCCTGTAAGCTTCTTTGGCGTCTGCCTTACTCTTAAAAACTTTAACAGGTGGACCTGGTTTTTGTCTTGTTGCTATGTTAAGGCCCTGCAAATATTCCCTCATTGGTTTATAATGAGCTTTAAAGTCTTTTATATCCAAAAGGTTCTGTTCGGGCATCATCTTGCTCGCAACTTCTTGTGCCGCCTTACGTGATACAGGTACGTGGAAGTTTGCTGCATCTCCATCAAAATCCATATTGAATGGTCCTACAATACTAGGACTAACCTGTATAGTGCTACCCTTTGTCAGTACTGGCCAGAAACCCATTAAGCTAAACTTATGGAGTGAAGGTGCTCTGTTCAGAATTACAGGACGTTCCTCAACTGCCTTTTGTAGTAGAGAATAAGCCGCTGGGTGTTTCTCAGCTGTCATCTTAACTGCGTCTGTTGCTTTATATCCACCCTGTATGAGTGCTTTAACAACAAATGGTTCATAGATGTTCCAAGCCTGTTCCTCTGGGAGTCCGATCTGATTAAGCTTTAATGCTGGGTTAGGTGTGACTGTTCCTCTGCCCACCATGTCAACAGCAGATCCTACAACACGGCGTTGGAAGGCACCATACTTAGGGGAACTCTTACCGAATACCCACTTAAGTAATCCACCTACATTCTTCTGCTGTAGCTTAATTCCATCTGGGTCGTGTAATCCTGTTATTGCTTTAAAGCCTCTATAGATCTGAGCTCTAGCATCTCCCAGCATATCATCAGGTAGTTGTTCTCTGGCGTCTTTAAAATCTTTGTTAGCATCTATCAGTGCTTTATAGAGGTAGTTAGCATCAGCAACCATTGTCATACCATCTACAGATGTAATAGGTCTGTACTTAGGTGGTAGGACTGGTATTCTATCAAGCATGAAGTCTTTAGGGTGCATCTTCTGCAGTTTGATGCTGGCTAATGCTCTATACTTCTTAATCGCATTGTCCCTACGCGTACCCGTGCTACGCTTTATATCTTCCATGGCATACTTGACCTCTCTGGTAAGGTCGATCTTACCTAGGGCTTTCTTTAATGCGTTACCCCCTGTATCACCATTCAACTCTTTACGGCCCTCTGCTACTGCTTCGAAATCTTTTAATGTCATATCTAAGGATCTGCGTAAGCTATCAGCCATTACAGGATTAGGGATAGGTTCATCTAATGGGATATAACCCCACTGGTTACCGTCCGGTCCAAATACATCTTTACCGAACAAGCCACCATCAATTGGTCTGTATGTGTTAGTCTCAAATGTATCAGCTGACTTAACCTGTCGACCCTGGCTGAGACGGCCTACATCATCATTGTTCATACCGAAGATATCAATACTGCTTTTGCCTTTACGTACATTAATACCAGCACCCTTTAGGTGTTCAAAGAACTTGCTATGTACTAAAGGTGTACCAGGCATAGTAGGAGTCTTACCAAATTTAAATGCACGCCAGAACTCATCGTTGGCCTGCCCTTTAACTATCTTAGCATCTTTAAGGACTTCCATAACAGAGTGACCTATTAAAGCTGAGGTTTCTAAGCCACCAAGCCGTTTGCTACCTTCATAGCCACCTGACGCTGGGACGTTATCCATTGTATATCCAGCTGTACCACGGCCTGACTCTTTAGATTCAGCTGTATGTTTTAATTTATAATAGTAAGCCATCCCGTTAAATACCTTAGGAATAGTCTTACCAGTTTCAGGATCAAGCAGATCATCTGTATCTGATAGTCCGTTTTCTTTTAGATCAGCCATCGCCTTCTCCGCCGCATCTTCAGTCATAAAGGCCGGTAGATCTATGGCTTTACCTCTTTTCTGGGCTATCTTACCATAGGCAACTTCAATTAACTGGGCCGGATTAGTACGGGAAACGACGCTTAGAGGACTCATTAATATTTCGAATGGTTTACCCTTCTTATCTAAAGGCATTTGGTTATCAGGTACAACCTCTGCTACTACTCCCTTTGAACCATATCTATTTGAATTACCGGACCACACTGTTTTACCATTACGTCTCGTATAGACTATGTGATTAAAAGGCATCTCAGGGCAATAGACCTTTCCTGAATAGTTTTCATCCCAGTATTCCGTCTGACCCTTCTGTGTCTTGGCATGCCCGTGGTTGATCGTGGGTTGGTTTTTATATCGGTATGTGCTTACCGTGTAGGATGGTTTAGCAAAACAATTTCGTCCGCATATAATGCGTGGTCCACCTTTATCTGTAAGTCTTACAGTGGCGGACATTCCCATATGAAGACATAATCTTTGCCAATCCCCTGCGAGACGGCTGGAGACTGTAGTTATTCCGTGTCCTGCTTGGGTTCTGTGCCCGTCGCCGAACATGAACCACTCATAAAAAATGGCCAAAAGATCAGGTGACAGGGTCAGTATGTTATCAGGTATGTACTTTTCGGGTGCTTTTCCAAATTGTTTGAGATAAGAAGCCCAGTGCTTACTATACACTCTTATTTTTTCAGAATGAGACCCTTCACACCACTTCACACCTAATCTGGTAAAGGCCTTTTGCAGTATATATTTATTATTACCTTTTGTTTGGCTTATATCAAAACCATAAGAACCACTACTAGGCTGCCACACTGAATTGCCGTCGGATAGGTAGATGCCCATTATAGTCAGATAAGCCTCTATCGAAACCTCAGGCCCCTCAACAAGTTTCATGGTTCTACCTACACCCATAACAACGGGTGGTAATTTGAACGTATCCTGGTGTATGCCTTTCCACTTACCCGTTTTTTCCAGCCTGTACTTTTTACCATATAAATCAGAGGCCTTATGAAGACCATATTCCCACCTTGCTTCTTTACCCTTTCTAAGGGCTGCATAATGTTTATGCTCCTCAGTAACACACAGGCTGACCTGTGTTGTTTCTACTACATGCATACTACCAGAGTGGTCGTAGCTATGCAATGCTGAAGGGTTGATGTATTGTATGTTTTTTGTATCAGGATCTAGGGTGGCCAATTCATCAGCCAGTGTTACAGTCGTAATATTCTTCCACCCCTTTGAGGTTAGCAGATCTGTATCCTCAGAGTAACACATCTTATCGCCTACCTTCATAGGTACATTGGCTCTGGAGAAGACTGTGTGATTCTCGCGACCTGTAACTACATCTGTTATAACTCCCGGGTAATCATGTTCCCACTTCTCGGAGACATCTGTAAATGTACGACGACCCGCGGTACCGGGGGATGGCTGGTTCTCTCTGATACCTAGTATAAGTGGATCACCTTTGTCAACAACTGAACCCGTTTTAATCATACCGTTAGGATCCATCTTATCAAATTGATCTGCCGTATACTTGCCCGGGAACATGTTAACATATCGTTTGGTATCTGTGGATAGATGTTTTTCTTTAGGTAGCTTTGTATTGTACATATACTCGGATGTTAATCTCTTAGCTGCTGCCTCTGATATTACGATAGCATCCTCATAGTTAGAGCCTTTAAAGTTCATGAAAGCTGTACGAAGATTCAAACCACCCGCGAACACACCATCATTAGCTGTGTAGTTGCTTGAGGCTAGTGCTTGACCTTTCTTAAACGTATCACCAGCTTTAACTTCAGCATGGCTCCTTAGGTAACCCTTCTGGTTGGCCGGGAAGTTATCATAAAGCTCATGCTCTGCTTGTTCCCCGTCTATATATTCAACGATTATTTTATCTTTACGTACTTGTTTTACGACACCTGCTTTAGGTGCCTGGACCGCTCCTGTGTATTTACCTGCTAATCTTTCTACAGAACCGGTACCTGTACCATCTGCGCTACGTGTTAGTGCTGCTTCTCTATTAACTAAGGGTAAAGCCTGTGTAGCGTATTTACTATTATGTACAAATATACCTTGACCTACTGAGAATGTGTGGTCATTGAGATCCAGATCATATGTAATGGCTACAGGGTCTACGTCCTTTATACCAACCACGCTATCCCACCTTATCTCACTATCTAACCAGATGCATTCCTCGGAGGATATGCGCTCTTGTAATGATTGTTTCGTATGTTGATTAACATATGCGCGATGTCTAAAGTGCTCCTTACGGGTAGATCGCTGTAGTACGCTGGCATGAAGATCTTTATACATAGGTATGTAATCTATATTCTTTTTACCGGACCACAGTTTCAGCGTAGACATCCTCTTAGCTTTTTCGTTATGAGTAAGCACCGGGACTTTATGTAAATGCTGGGACCTTACTTCGAGTAAGTAGATAGGTTTATCGAGGGCTGTGGTTTCTCTAACCACTGTATCAATCTGTAGTGTGCTGAATAGGTTCGACAAACCCTCTATAAGGTCATAACTTCTCACACCTGTAATTAGCCTGGCGTAGCCTCTTCTATCCATCACAGTACCATCTCCGTCAAAAAATCCAGCTATAAAACCTTCCCTACACCCTAAGGGGGCCTGCAGGATCAGTCCCGCAACCTTCTTCTTGTAAGAACCCGTTTCCAAATTAGCATGTAACCAACGTGCAAACCCTGAGTGATTGACCACTACCTTCTTATGAGGGTCGGCACCATTGCGTCTTATTTTATACTTAAGATCCAAGTCATCTAATACAGCACATAATCTCTTCTGCAATTCCGGTCTATCAACTGCCCAGCTTGTTGTACCATATCCATGGCCCCTATCTCCTTGTAACCAGCCCTCTGCAGTATATAAACCCAGCATGTATCCCACGCCCTCTGTGAGCTCCATCTCAAAGCCCGAAAAACTATTATGCTTGGCCCCCTTCCCTATGGTCACAGATGTGATGCCTTCTTCCATGGGGAAGTCTAACCAACCTTCTCTGGGGATGGGTGTACCCATAACTAGATTCTGAGCTGTGATCTTTTCTAAAGTTCCTTGTTCACTCATAGTCACCCATTTATGATTAACAGTTGTAGTTAGTTTTCTACCACTTTTTAATTTAACTTCTAACATATCTATTTTATTATAATTAGGCACCAATCGCTCAACCCCTCTCCAGGTTGTCTTTCCAGTAGTCTGATCAACTGAGTGCGCTTGGTCTCCTTGGTGCCATTCGTAATTCTCTATATGACCATAAAATATACTATTATCAGCTTTTTTAATTATAATATTAGTATCAGGAGCCAGGCACCCCATCAATAATCTCATACCTTTAACACCGCCCTTGAATGGTACCATGTTAGAACCCAATGAGAACATGTTATTATCATCACTAAGATAGTAGTCCACATCTTTACGGGGTGCTATATGTACACCACGCTCTCCACCCACTAGAGGGATATAAGGGTCTTTAGTATCCATGTACTCCGAAGTAGCTATATTGGCTGTTGCTGCTGTCTTAGAGTCTACCCATTCTTTCTTACCTGTGCGTGGGTTGAATAACTGTGTATATAGTAGGCCATCATGTCCTTTACGTGTATTCTGTGTCATGAACATTTGTAGTCCCACGGCGAGAGACTCTGGTGATCTGATCGGGTCTATGTATCCTTTAAAGGAGTTCTGTACCAATCTCATCTCATCAGATGCTAAACGTTGGCTGCTCAAGCCTCCCTCGCCTAGACGTGTAATACGTGTAGCTGAGTCAATAGCATCAAAAGGGCTTGACCCGTCAATGTACTGTGCTAATTTTGATTCATTAAAGACTCCGTCAACATGTGCATTAAGTGCACCAGATGACATAAAGTCCAGGTTCTTTTTGTTTGTAGCCTTCCATAAGAGGGCACGGCCTAGTCGGCCACCATCTTTGACAATACGTTCTGCAAAAATCTCAGCAGGTCCATATACTTTCTGAAACTGCATGCTATCCCTATTATCTGCCTTTGATGTGCCTTTAGCTAATCTTAATAGTTTATCCGATGTACCTAACAGCATATCAGGTGATACTCTGTCATAAGGCTTGCCAAGAGTGGCTTCTGTGGATACAGGGTCTAGTCGCATCGTTCCAAACGATTCTAAGAGCGCTTTAGCATCATCCGGACTCAGAGTCACGTAATTGGCTTTCGTGCCGTCAGAGGCTTCCTTGGGTAGTAGCTTTTGAAGATTACGTGTTACCATAGTTCCGGAACTTGCCAGCCTGTTGGTATTGAGCAATTCAGTGCCCCACATCTCCTCTATTTTCTTATCAGGGATACCCATGGATCTGAGAATAGGATAAAGCCTTGCATTGACATTACCCTTACGAATATTAAATACACCAGTCTCTGGGTCGATCTCCATCTTAAACTGGGAACCTGTACCTTGTTCTACATTAACATGGGCCTCATATAATCCATTAGCCTTTACCCGCGAGTAAACACCCGGGTTTAGGCGCAGCACGTGTCCAATAGTCATCTCATGGCCATTACGGATATAAGTACCACGTGGAGTAATATAAGGAACATTAAGTAAAGTAACTTTCTTAGTCTGGCTTACTGGTTTGCCTGTGAGTTTATCGGTAAGTGTCCATCTACCCTTAAGTCTACGACCTAGGCTTCTACCTTTTAGGATTGCTTCTTTCTGCTCCTTTAGGGAATAACTATCCGGGCCATCGTAATCCACTTCATCTACAGCTAGAGTATAATCATCATTCTCTAAAGGGAAACGTTGCGATACAGCAGCTTTGACATTATCCATTGTGGCGTTTCTTATGCCATCAAAATCTAAAATGTCATACCTGTACGTAGGTTGCTTCTTTAATTCCGATAAAAATGTTTGGGTCATAGTAATGCCATTGTTCTGTCCGACTTATCTTTGTTGAGACCTGAGACAGGCATGTCTACAGGGGTCTCTTCGATTTTGGACGGTAAACTATGGCTTACTGCTGATTGTGGGCTACCCAGGTGTTTGTTAAGGTTCTGTTCGAGCGCTGGTGCTATTGGAGCTATTGATATAGGAGTTTTACGCTGTTCTCTCATCTTTAACTCTTTAAGAGCCTGCTGCATTTCGCTGTACTCTGCTCTCTGTGGATCTTCTCCGTCGAAATATCGTTTCGTAAGTACACCACTACTCGCTGCAACACTTAGCATAACTAATGCTGCCATAGATTTAATTGCATTTTTAGCTGAATCCTCAAGGGCTTGTTTAGGTATAGGAGATACCTGCCCGTCTGCGCTCATCTCTTGTCCAGGTGGTACAGGAGGTGGTAGCTCATCTGGATCTAGGCCCCGTGCTCTCATTAATTTAGTATAGTTGGCCTTATCTAATTTATTACTAAGCTCATCAATGTCAGTGTCTAGTTCACTTTTACGATTACGCTCTAATATTTTATCAACACCTTGATATCCTATCATACCGCCGCCTATCATCATGGATAAAGGAACTATAGCTTTGAGCCATGGGCTGATATCGACGCCGCCTGTATCAGGCTTGGGTTCTTCTTTGACAGCTTCTTCCGCAGACTTATCGATGCCTATGCCCTGCTGGGCCTGCTCTTCTGCTAAATCATCTAAGTAGGGGTCTGGTGAGAATATAGGATTAGTAGCGCCTACGGTCGCCTCACGTGAGTCTGTTCTAAGTGTTTTGTCTAGCTCTTTATCCTGCGATGTATGCATGATGTACCGAGCCAATGCTGCTAGAGCCATAGCTGTACCACCTGTTGCCATACCATGAAACAGATTCTTATCAAAAGATGCATTACCTGTAAAGGGTATTGGAGGGTTATCCCTATACTTAGCCTTCATATTCTCAATAAACTCGGGTATAAAGTATTTAGAACCCGGCAGTACTGATGCCCACGGATTCAGTGCGAGATTCGCGAGTGTACCGGGAGTCATCTCTGATGTGGACTCGGCTTGTTTCTTTATCATTTTTCAGGTTCTCCCAGTGGACTGTACCAGTAGTCTATCCATCGTACTAAAGCTACCCAATGCTTTTCATCAGGTATGTACTCCATTTTCTCATAGGATTGTTGTGCGTGGCCATCCTGTATTTTTTGACATACTTCTTCATATTCTTTAAGCTGTTTCTCATCAGACAGCTCAAACCGTTTGACGTATAATACCGTGTTCAACTTCATGAAGTCTTCGGGCTTATCCGTCTTCTTCAGATTGATTGGAACACCTCTATATGGTATTCCCTCGAAGTCCCCTGTTATCTTGATAGATGTGGGTTCTTCTACCTCCTTAATTGTGTCACTCATATATGTAAACTCTTAGGTTTGGGAGCCCCAGGTAAACTCTGTTCTTTTAACTGAGAGAGCTGTTCCTCGCGATTAGACCTCGACAGTTCACTCTGCAATTTATCCCGAAGGAAAGCTTTTTGTACGTTCTTAACATCTCTCTTACCTGGAGAGGTGAGTTTAGACGCGACATAACCTCCGGTTCCTCCTGCTAGTGCAGCTAGAGCGAGCCCCATGGACATAGCCTGTCCTGAGAGTGCTTCTCCAGATGTATAAGCTATATATAAGGCTGCTAATGGATTAACCGCCTCTTTATGCATATAGTTACAATATTGTTCTATTGGTTTTGACATTTAAATTACTCCTGTATTCTTTAACATACCTGCTAAGGCACCTGTTGCTGACAGTGTTTGGGTGACTGCCTGTGGTGCACTTAATACTTTACCCATTGTATTGGCTAGAAGATAACCTGCGCCTGCTCCGAACCCGGCCCGTAGTGCGCCTCGTGCGAGATCCCCTGTGGAGATCATACCTGATTTACCTTCCCCAGCATTCTCAAATGGTTTGCTGGCATTGATCTTCTCTTTACCATTAAGATACTTGTCTCCCCATATAAGGTCAAGCGAGTAATCAACAGGAATACCAGGATGGTCGTGTAAAGGATTCATATAAGCTGCATTGTAGCCTGCTTCTTTAGCCATCTGTTGCTTCTGAAGATAGTTAGGCGGTATCTTTGGGATAGCGTCCTTCCTCTTATTAAACTCGTCTGGAGACATCGTACCATCGTCAGGCCACTTGTGATCCCAGGTTAGAAGGCTCTTAAGCCCTCCACTGTCTGGCTGCACTGACTTAGGTACATAATTGTGTGCTAAAGACCCACCTGCTGCTAGTAAACCTAAGATAGTAGCTAGGCGACCTCTGAAGTCTCCTGCATTGTTTACCTTAGCTAATTCAGCTTGGATCTGTTCAGGTGACTGCCTTAGTAGTCTACCTTTTAAATTTGTGAGCCCTCTAGCCATTGGTCTAGCCATGAAGTAAGCAGGCAAAGCAACAGCTGCTCCTGTGGCAAGTGCGGACCCTAGTGGATTCCCAGTCATCTTGCGCCATGTCTTAGGAATAGATGCTAAGTCGAATTTACCGACTTGGTCCAACATATCATCCACAAATGCTTCTTTTGCTAACCTATCATCCATTATGCTCTACCTCTGAAGTTATAGCCTCTAAAGTTTTTATTAGCCCACCACGGTGAGGGTGCTTGTGGTTGTTGCTGCTGTTGTTGGGCTTGTTGTTGCCCGCCTGACATCATGAGGGTTGTGAGTAATAGACCTAATCCACCTACGCCGATACCTGCTGCAATTAACCACTCTTTATTCTTAGCCCAGAAGGCTGCTAAAGCTTCTTGCTGCTGTTGCTTTACAGCGGCTGGTATATTGGCGGCTACTGACTTATCTACAATTCCTCTATTAATAGCACTTGAACCCCACGTACTGGGATTCCAGAGGGAGCCGGGTGTAAACCCTGCCTGCCGGGCTGCTTCTCCGTCAGGGTTGGCTTTGATATCTTTTAATAGGGCATCCATTTCCGTTGCTTTCCTATTCTGAGACCCTGTTGCCCATCCTAGAAACTTATCAAACGTGCTGTCTTCTTTTCCTAGGTGCTTGCCCATACGACTAGCAACGCCTGATGTGTATCGTGACTGGGCGGGGGTTGTAAGTGAAACTTTGGATTGAGCTCTGAAGGGTTTATCAACACGGGCTACGCGTTCACGTTTTGCTTTGAGCTGGTCCATAGAAAGACCTGCATCAGAAGATGATATAAGGTTTCCCTGTTCTCTGGCCTGGGCGGCCGATGGAGCAGCGCGCTGCATCTGCCACTGAGCCTTTGCTCTGCCTTTGAGGGCATCCAATGCACCCGGTTTATCATCACCATATATACCCTTAGCGGCTTTTATAGTGTCATCTGTGTAACCAGGTCCTGCCTGTTTATTCATATATTCAACAAATTGAATGCTGTTCATAGTTTTACTCCTACATATTTATACTATTAATATAACCTCAGAAAGCACTATTGGCCATTCCGTGATTACATAGCACCGCCGCCTTGTGACGCTTGTTGCTTAGCTTGGGCTAGGGCGTTTGATTTAACACCCTGCTCCATGTCTGATATCATTTGCTTAACTTGAGCGTGTAATGTAGGATTGCTCTTCTTGAGATTAGTGAGCTCATTACGTCTAGTTGTTGGGTCCATAGACATAATCTGCTGAGCTGTCTGCTCAGCTTGTGCCATCATATCATCCATAGAAGGTGTACCACCGCCCATAGGAGCTGCTCCTGCTGGAGGCATAGGTGCTGCGCCTACTGGTCCGCCTGCAGGTGGTGCTCCACCTTCTGCGCCCGGAGGCATACCCATATTCTGAGCTGCTGCGTCTGGAGGAATAGTAGCCATCTGCTCCGTGAGCATCATAGTCTGTTCATCCTTCTTCTGTTCTTCGCGCATTAACTCGTTCATAATACGGTCTTCTTCGATGATCTGTTCGCGTTCACGGTCCATATCAATACCGAATGCTTTAAGGGCTGTACGGTTAGAGATGACTTTAGCGCTAGCTAGATTAAGCTTAACTTGTTTACCCATTTCGTCTTCAACAATACTAGTACGTTCAAGTTTTCCGGTAATGTTACCTTCCCATCCCATGATACGACCGCACTGGACTAGAAACCAACCTAACCAGTCGTCAAGCATAGTGGTATAATGCGTCCAAGTCTTTTCGAACATACGAAGAGAGATTGGAGGACCACTGCCTCCCATAGTGATAGACCCACGATAGAACTCTTGTGGAACACCCATACTAGTTAACAGTACGTCTTGTGCTCTGTCAATAAGTTCAACAGGTACCAGTGATTTAGCTTCTCCACCGATTGCCTGATATTCTAGAGGGAATGGTAATGTATGCCAAGAAGTCGGGTCCTGGCGATGCTGTTTGACCATACGTCTTACAGCTCCCATAAAGTTACCCATGTTATTAGATAACATAGGATCTGTTTTTGAAGCGCCCCCAGTTGTCGGAGGAGTCAGAACTCTGAATGGTACGATGTAATCCATCGCAATCGCCTCATTAAATCTCTCAAGTATTTGGAGGTGAACAACTTGTGAGAAGTTAGACATAAACAGAGGTAAGCCCCAACCCTTCAACATAGGGACAAGATTTGCTGCAGTATTACATTTTAGATGATAAAATGTTTCCTTATTAAACTTAAATGGCCTGTCGTTCTTAACAGACTCTATAAGTTCCCACGGCATAGAACGTATAAACACAGGGTCACCGTCCTTGATACGTCTTTTCTCTTCCGCCGGGATCTCATAGTAGTAATCGGATTCACCAGTGATAGAGCAATGTTTAATAGAAACATACTGAGGTGCCCATCTAATGATTTTAATTTTTGAATGCTTACTGACACCGCTGGCATCAATGCGTCTAAAGGTTTGTGCTTTCATTTTACACTGAGGACAGTCCCCTACAAAGCTATAATCTTTCCACTTGTAGTCTTCATCTAACTTCAGTGTTTCAAGAGGTCGGGATAGTCCACAATCTTTATTAGGACATACCAAGGACCGCCTTAACGGTACTGATACTGATGTGAAGCTGTTACCATAGGCGATTACATCATCACCTACCTGCCCAAGCTGGTCCAGTATATTCATCTGTTCCATTAGGAAGGTTTGGTATTTCTTACGTGTGTCATGGCTTAGGTCGTCCCCTGTCAGGTCTATGTCGTTAAGGAAGTAACGAACACATTTTTTAATGGCCTGAGAATAGATCCCATTACGTAACCATAGCCTGTCTGCCCAATAGAATACTTCCTGTACTGTGGATGGGTAGATAATGTTCGAGAAGCTCATGAACGGGTCAGGGAAGTCAATGATCCTGCTGTTCAACGGGAATTTAGTTGAGTACATCTTTGTTGTGTCTCCATAATTGTTCACTCATCTCCGCGGCAGCTTTAAGACCGAAGTCCGAGCCACTTGATGCAGTTTTCTCATGGGAGTGCGCATTGCACAGTGGGGGACTTGAGTCCTCTTCCGCCTCGTGCGAACAACCAGAGATTGAACAGATAATACGTTGTTTACTTATTTTTTCCATACAGTACTATAGTTTAATACTCGGTTGTATTCAACTACCGTCCTTTAATAAGACTATGACCTTCTCGGTCTTAGACAGTTTAAATGAGAGTCCCGCATTAATAACAGGTTGAGTCCGTTTACTGCTCTTCTCCTGCCACTCCATTAGGATGCTTACATCATCAGCAATAGGTGGGTTATAATTGAAAGCACTGTTAGTATCTTGTACCAGTGCTACACAAAGCTCACCATCTACTACTTTCTGGAAAGGAGCGGATACTTCACCAAAGGGACCGGTAAATGTAACCGATGTATATTCGCCTTTGGTATCTGTTATGATACCATCAGTAGGTATACTGGATGACTTAGGTGGTTCGTTCTGGGGAGGTGCTACACGTTGTTGCATAACCATCTCCTTCATCATCCTCATCATCTCTAAGTTAGGATCAATCGGAGTAGTAGCCACTGGGTGCACTGATGAGATTGAGTCAGGCTGCTTAATGCCGGCTCTTGTGGGTGGCACAGGCAATGAGGGGTCCTGAATAGGGTCACCGCCTAGAGATGGTGCTACAAACCCAATACTTGGTTCTTCTTCTACTAGTTCCGGGTGTTTAATGTTAGTAAGCTCTGATTCCTGTACCAGTCGCTCGCCTTCAAACTTACGGTACTTGATAGCAGGGTAAGGGTCTTTGACTCCTTCAATGCCTCCAGTACGGCTAGTGTGCGGTAGTATGGTCTCCTTGACCTTATCAATGTATTCATATGACTCCGCTTCCTTCTCTTCTACTAATGCTCTGTCATTGGCCATTATTTACCTCGTTTTGCTGCTTTCATTATCTTATTAGCACGTTTGGTATCGTATGTGCACTCAACCCCGTTGGCTACCTCATTACGCTTTTGCTGCATAAGGATGGAGCTTGAGACTATCTTAAGTTCCACACCCAGCGCAATATCGTCCGAACGTTCTCCTCTAGAAGGAGCCGGTGGTGGTACTGCTACATCGCCTGTAAAGTGGCTATCCATGTAGTATAGCTTACGGTCCGTGGATATTAAGGTCTTCTTTGTCTTAGTATCATAAACCAGGTCATTGACTCTTACCGCGAATAACATGTAATCACGCTTCTCCCACTGATTAAATATATGATACGGAATAAGATCGACTTGTGCCATAGTATAGTAACCCATGCTACCTTCCTTAAGTGCATTGGGTATCTCTTCGTTCTTCATCATAGCTACATCGTCCTCAAGTAGTATGTATTCGCCATCAACAGGCTCTGCTGTTAATACATACATACACTTATCACGCGTGCGTCCTAGCATAGGCATGCACCCACCCTCCTGTGTGACCAAACTGTGTGCTGTTAGATAGAATCCGCTTCTAAATGGTAATGGTACTTCTTTCATATTAGTCCTCCTCCAGTATCTGCGGTACCCAAAATGTGTTAACCTGCCAATTAAGGCTACAGATTGTTGAATCGTTTGCTACTACATGGTTAATGAGTTCGTCTGGTATGCCTGCCTCACTGGAATGTTTGATAGCATTCTCAGCTTCAGGTTGGCCCGGGCGATCTATTCTGATTACTATTCCTCCAAGATCCCGGATGAACTCTGCTTCATTTAGAAATCTTATGTCTGAGATAACTACATGCTTGTCCTCGTGCTCTCTCATGTGCTTCTCAGCCATCTTAAGCCATACATCCTCTCTGAATACGTCGCGGAACATATCCGTGCCCATGATCTGCAGGAAGCGTCTAGGAGTGATATCCCAAAACTCGTCTGTAGTCTCCTTAAGGGTGTGGTCTGTTACCTGCTCCTGTGTGAAGCCGAAGACTTCGGTAGCCATCTTCTTCATGGGTGCTGCCAATGAGTACTTAGTAAACATTTTGCAGTCGTGTGCAATAAGCATGTCCGCGAATGTGTCCTTGCCTGCTGCAATCTTTCCTGTTATTCCGATTGGTCTTAACATAATGAATTCCTCCTATCACAATATGTTGTTTTACAATTACAATATAGCAGGGGTCGGGGATAAGTCAAACGACGAAACTAATTACTTCTGTTGTAATTTATATTGTCTGTTGATGCTAGCCCTAATTGGACTGTCATCTGGAAGACTACTCATGTAGTTATGGACATCTTGATCGGAGATAGGCGCTGTGCCTTCTCTGTTGATATCTAAGGTACGTGGCATGCTTGGTTTACCTTTGGTAGCTAGGCCACCCCACCAACTACCTGCATCTCTTACTAAGGTTGCGATAGCCTTTGATTTGGTATCTTTACCTGCTTGGCCTGTTACTAGGTTATACCCCATTCTAGTAGGGTCTAAATAGTTAGTAGTTCTGGCTGCATCTGCCATATAATCTCCGGGCCATATCCAGGCAGCCGTTTCAGGGGACTTAGTCCCCACGGCTGCTGCACCTAGTCCTCTTACCAACGCTGAAGTTGATCTGCCTAGTTGGCGTTGTTCATAGGCCTCATTACCTGGGAGGCCTCCTTGTATGGCGAAAGAGCGTTCTCTACCTTTAGACTTATCTCTAGCAGCTCCATGTTCCTCTGAAAATCTTGCTAATGCGAACTTCTTAGCCTGCTCGGCTAGGAGTAACCCGAGAGTAAGCTTGTTGGCTACGCCCCCTACCTTACTAGCTACGCCACTTACGCCGGCGCCTCCTTTAATACGAGAGGCTCCTAATTGTGTTCCTAATGATCCCCAGAAACCCCAGTTCATGATCTTATCCGTGATGTCTTGCTTCTGTTCAGGACTATCTGGGTTGATTCTTCCTAAACCTAGATCCTCTGATACACCTAAGAGAAAAGAATTGGAAATACCACCACCTGTGCCGGGCATTGAATCTAATGTTGTTCCTTTAATGGATGCATCTAAATGATCCAGGGAGGGTGGTACCTTCTGGTATTGATCATAATAATCTGCTATTTCATTCTTAATACGTTCGGGTGTGTATCCTTTACCTTCCATGCCTTTAACCATGTAATCCATATACTGGTCGAAGCGGCTCACTTCTTTAGGGGCTTTAGTAGGTACTGTAGGAGGTGCTCCACCTTTATCCTTCATAGTAGCAAGCTTATCGTCAGTGGTGGACGTCATGTAGTTGTAGAATTTACCGAGTTGGTCTCTAGCACCTTTATCGGTGGCTAGATATCCACCAGCACCCGCGGCTGCTCCACCGAGGATACCTGTTGCGCCTGCGCGCCCTCTTATAAGGTATTCAAGAAGACCACCAACGCCGGCGCCTCCTGCTGAATAACCTAGTAATTTAGTAAGGGCCTTAAGTTGTTGCTCAGTCAATGCCATTAACTTTTTTACCTATGTCGTATTCCTTTGTGTACGCCGCGTCATTGTCCTGATTAATAGTCTTATCCGTCAGTTCTTTGGGGGTAGGAGCTGGAATACTGGTGTCTGCAGGTTTAGCCTTAGGTAGCTTTGCCAAAGGAATACTAGTATCTCTGGGTATAGGCCCAGGTGCAGGTGTATTGTTAGGCCCCGGTGTGGTTAAAGGGTTTTTCCCGGATGGGGCTACTGGTTTTGGTTTAGACCCGCTTAGGTAGGCCAGTAACTTGCTGATATAATCATTCTTACCACTACCTGCCTGCCATCCACCGTAACCACCGGCCAATGCTGTTAGTAAGGCTATTAAAGGTGTATTCTTTGCACCCATCATCTTACCGCCTATCGCACCGGCTAGACCTGCTCCTATGCCACCGACGCCTGCGCCGATCCATTTCTTATGTTGAGGTTTCATACCCTGCCATCCTTTATATATGTCCTGCATAAAGCCAGCTTCTTTGCTTATGTAACCACCGTAGTACGCTTTAAGGTAAATATCTGTCTTTTTGTCTGCACTAGTCTTTTGCATTTTGTTTTGTCCTCTTTGTAGTGTGTCTTCAATTGAGGTGTCCCTCATAATGTTATTCATTCCTTAATATAATACACGCGCCTGCATAGTACAAATAGGCAGTAACTGTTAAAGATCGCTTGACTTTTCAGGAAAACACTATATGTTGTGTTAGGAGGAATTAATATGATAGGAATAGTAAGTCCACACATGTACCAAGAAAAATATTGGTTTGGGTTAGACGGTAAAAATGAATTCACTACAGTTAAAAGGAGGAGTGATATGATACACTTTGAAGATTCAGGAGGAAAGAAACACGCGCTTAGACCGGAGGATGTCTCTTCGATTGAGCAGAAAGAAAAGGATGGAAACTTCTTTCTATCCAGTAACATTGAAGGCACAGCAGATATAGAAATCAACGAAATCACCTATAATGAGCTTATTAGTTATTTAAGCCAGGACTACGATGGTTATTGGGAACAGAAGATGGAGACGTTTAGTGGCCTACTTAAGGAAGAGGAAGCGGGAAAGGACACACAAGAAGAGTACGATCTTAGTGGTGACTATAAGTACTCTCAACAGCCTTATGAGATTGGCTCGTCTGGTACAGGTGATAGTACTTGGAGCACTACTATTACGTCTAATAGTGTCACAGATAATTATCTGAGTGACGCGTCTGCTACAACTGCAACTACGGATACAGGTACCACCTATAAACATACCATGACGCCTCAGGAGATAAGAAATGCTTACTCCAATTATGCAACGACAATATCTACTGCACGGAAGCAGGGGCTCGCACGGAAACTTCAAGGAGCTATTACATAATGTTTATAAAATCAACAAACACCGATGGCTTTGGTGTAATCATCAACACAGATGAAATTACTGTTATTGAGAAGGATGCTGTAGAGGTTACGGTAAACTTCCGTTCAGGTAGGATAGATGTTCCGACCACAGAATTTGCCTTATTTGAGTCTATTCTGTGTGCTGAGTATAATCGTGAAGTTAAAAGTCGTATGGATGACCTCGTTGATAAACTGGATGATGATGCTGCTAAAGGATCGGCCGCTGGACCATACCGGTCTAATGAGGATATACAGGCCCTTATAGCTTCATTCATGCAGAAGTATATTGGCCCAGGGCACGAAGAGAGTGAGGAGTCTTGGAGCAATGATAGTTCATCAACAACAGACGATGAAGAACAAGCTTATTTAACATAGGAGGTAACCATGTTAAAATTTGGATTTGATGAAGAGGACCCAATTCCGGAGGATGCACCAGTATCCTTTAGGGTCTATCGCAAGAAACCTGTAACTATCTTTGCATCACCTATCCACGAGGCCTTTGAGGTTATGACGCCTAATGGTGCTGTGCATGCTGAAGCAGGTGAGTATTTAGTAATGGGAGTCGAAGGAGAACTATATCCTATTAAAGAGTCGATCTTTAAGAAGACCTATGAGTATGCGGATGAAGAGGAGATATCCCTGCACTTCGACGGGGAAAAGTCTAACGCGTTAGACAAAGAGCCTATCCATCTACGTGAAGAGGTCAAGAGGCTTGAACGGGAGGTCTACAAATGAGTAAACAAGACTGGAGGCAAAGTAGTCAATACTTGAAAATGGTTACACAACGCAGTATTGTAGGGGGTAGTACATAATTAACAAGGTATTTTAATATGACAGCACACAATATGACGAATAGAGAGGGAGAGCGCATAGGTACATTAACTGTCCTTGGGCATGCAGGTACAAATAAGCATAGAAAAGCCCTTTGGACCTGCCTCTGTGACTGCGGTAAAACTGTTACACTTCCTAGTAATGTTTTGGGGAACAGAGAGTTCTGTTCTAATTCGTGCCCACTCGCTACTGTTTTTACAAAACACGGCATGTATAACACCTATGAGTATATAGCGTGGCGTAATATGAAAGCAAGATGCACGAATCCTAAGCATAAATCTTATAAAAGATACGGAGGAAGAGACATAACAGTCTGCCCTCATTGGGACACCTTTGAAGGCTTCTTTGAGGACATGGGCTTGCGTCCTAAGGATCACCCGGAGGAGGGTCCTTTTATCCTGAATAGACGGGATAATGACTTAGGCTATTTTAAATCTAATTGCCACTGGGCTACACAAAGAGAACAGGCGAACAACAGGAGTACAAACAATATGAAAACCTTGAACGGTAAAACCCGGACAATGACCCAATGGTGTCGTTATTATAATACATCATACCACCTAGTTAAGGATCGTTTAAAACGAGGATGGGATCTTGAGCGCGCCTTAGTTGCTCCTATTACCAAAAAATCAACTGCTGCCTCTGACGACTTTAGAAGAACACCTTCTTATCGAAAATGGAGAGCAGCAGTTATAAGGCGGGATACACGATGTGCAGTATGCTCAAGCATTAAGAATAGGCAAGCACATCATAAAAACGGTGCTAAGTATTTTAAAGAGCAAAGATATGATGTAGATAACGGTATAACTCTCTGCCGGGACTGCCACATAGAGTTCCACTGTGATTACAAAAACAGTTATAGAGAAAAATGTACAGAAAAGGATTTTATGAACTTCCAGGCTCTTATGTGTTATGCTATGGCCCTTGGAGCAGCACAGATTGTACATGAAGGCCGTGAGGAAGCTGATACTATGGAGAGCATGATTAACAATATGAATAACATAGGTAGTTCATTCATGCAGGATATGGGCCCGGTTGACGACTTCGAAGCACAAGGCTTATTATAAAGGAGGATAATGATGGAAGCTGAAATGTATTACACAAAGGATGAGAAGACCGGTCGCTATAAGGAGGCCGGCTTCCGTCATGAGGTTATGACAGGTACTGGTATATGGTTGCTACAGCAGCATAAGTCTGGTTGTAGTTACCATAACATAGTAGCTAGAATGGCTGACCTACCTGAACCAGTTGAGATGGCTGACCTAGCTAAGTGCATTATGCTTGAGGACATTGTAAGTCATGCTGTATTGAGATGGATGGAGACAGGTACTTCCATAAGCCCCAGTGATGCTGCTATGCAGATCTGTGCTAATGTCTATGAGAAGATGCAGGAGAATAAAAAGAAACTAGAAGACTTCTCGGAGGCATTAGAAAGATGAACATTCTTGCAAAATTACTAAAAGAGGCTATTATGTGGTTATGCGCCGGTTTAATAGTCATAGGCACTGGGGTTATATGTTTATGGGTAGTACTACCCTTCTGTATACTTGGTGCTTTATTTGGAGAGGATTAATGTTAACAGTAGACGCACAGAAGGATTTGTTTATACTTAATGCATATTATTTTGATGGTATTATAGATAGTCTTTATATAGGACCATTTGATAGTACTATGTTTAAGTGGGGAACAGGTTCCTTTACAGTAGATTTTTGGATTAACGGCGTAAAGCAATAGGAGGAGACTATGAATATAGGGTATTTAAGTGGTCCGATGACTGATATTGAAGAGTACAATCATCCGGAGTTTCGTAGAGTAGGAGGCATACTGGTTAGGTCCGGTCTGCTTAGGAAGCTTATTAACCCATCAGATATGGATGAAGGTGAACAGGCCTGGAGTTATTACCTTAAAAGGGACCTATGTATGATTCTCAATGGTAACGTGGATACTATTATCCTATTACCAGGTTGGCAGGCAAGTAAGGGCGCACGCATTGAAGTACGTGTAGCCATAGAAGTATTAGACGCAGAGGTGTACACTTATAGAGACACGGAGGAGGGTTTCTCGTTAACACCACTGCATGTGTATCCAGAGACGATGATCAAGTGTAAAGCCGCTAGATCTAAAACAATCAACGTACCTTTGGAGGTAGCAGTATGAAGAAGATATGCCCAAGTAAAGATCTCCTCGCGAAAGAGGGACTCACCGAGGAGTGTTGTGCAGAAGTATCACTAGAGGAGACCCAGCTAACGGCTCTAGTAGATCAGGCCCATAGCTTGCACATGGTGTCCATGGAAGTAAGAGAGACCACAAACCGCCATGTAGACCGTGCATTAGGGGCCACCCCTATGGACGAGTGCGGCCCGGAGTCTGAGCCCTACTCTGACCTGGAGAAGATCAGGGACTCGTTAGATCACATATCAGCGAATCTCGCAACTATCAATGAACAAGTAACCCGTATATAGGAGATAACCATGACAGTAATGCAACACAAACTAGAACCCGGTGACTATGTAACAGTCAAGCCGCTTGATAAGGCGGAATTCGTAATCCAGATCATGCGTATCTCAGAACTCAATGAGGCATGGCAGGGTAAACCAGCTATGATATTTATCCTTGATCCCCATGATCCGTCTAAAGAAGGTGCTATCACAATATCCGCTGATGAGTATAAACGCCTTAAGTATATACTGACAGGTGAACTGGATGTTGCTCCTGAAGAGCTCAAAGAGGCTTATGTAAAGGCCACGGCTTCTAAGAAGAAACCAGCTAAGAGCAAAAAAAAGGAGGCTCTATTAACATGAGTGATAACCCGGAAGCAATTCAGTGGAAGGAGCCTAGTTTAGACTTCGACGTAAAGACTGATATGATGCATTTAAACTTAGGGGTAGTAGAGCTACCCCCTCATATCAACCCTGATAACACTGAAAGAATACTGGCTATAGTAACCGAACTGGTGAACCAGATGATTGAAGATGATATCCTCCCCGGTATTTTATGCCCGGAAGATGATAGCTTTACCCCTATGGTAGAAGGTGTGGCCTTTGAGGATGGCCTTAGGGAAAATGAAGAATACTAATCTTATGCCTGGGTCTATCTAGGGCCCGGGCCTCCTTTCTTACACATTTCTTTTATACAGAACCATACCATACCTATTATGAATAATACTACAGCTGCCCCTAGTGCGCATCCTACCATATCCATAATGATTCTCCATAAAAAAAGACTGGACTGTTAACCAGACCAGCCTTCTAAATTTAAAGCATATTCAATGCCAGTTTAACGCCCTAGTGGACTCATAGCCTGTGAGGGTAATCTAAGATTGAATGCACCCTCATTTTTTAGTTTGTAGAGCCTATCAATAAGATAAGGTATTGCTGTCCCTGCTAATGCGCCTGTTCCTGCCCCTATTGCAGTAGATAGGGTTTTATTACCCTTTCCGCCTGCTAAATAGCCCAAGCCTGCACCTACACCTGCACCTGCTGTGGTTGTTGCGGGGAGATTCTCGAGTATGTTATTCTTTTTCTGTTCTTCCTCGTTGCTGATATAAGTCCTATCCTCTTTTAGAATCTTATCATGGAAACTAGATGGTTCATACTTCTTAGGCATGTATGGACGGAGATCTCCGAGAGCAGTATCAGCCATCATTGTAGGTACAGGTGCTACCGCTCTTAGTATATCCTTAAGGTCTATTGCTTCTTTCTCTACTGCTTCCTTCTGGATAACACTTGCTTCTTCGTAGCCACTCTCGTAGCCGTAAATGTATTCGTTTGTCATAATGACTCCTATTTAATTAATCCTAGTTTACCTGACAGCTGTTTAATATGCGCTATCTTCTCTGTAGAGGACTCAGGCTGTATCTGCTTAGCTGATGCTGGAGCTGATCCTTGTGCTTTAACCTTACCGAACTTAACACCAAGCTCTTTAATAGCGGTCAGTTTATCCTTCTGGCTACCTGCGAACGTTGGCCCTGCGGATGGAGGTGTATTGTCTTCTGCTACTTTCTCGTTCTTTTCACCATCCTCTTCGTCCTCGTCTTCCTTACGGTCCCCAGTCTCGTCCGATATGGCGGAGACTCCTTTGGCGTCTGAGTTATCAGGGGAGTTCTTAGCAATCTGTGTAGGAACTTCTTCAGTTTCTTGGTTATCATCATCGTCTGGTCCTTTTCGTTCTGCTACAGGGACTGCTTCTGCTTGTTTAGTAATAAATGCAAACATATCAGCTATTGTAGCCGTCATCATTGGTTTGTTGTCTGAAGCCATTTTAACGTACTCCTTCTTAGGTTCTTCTTCAGGTTTAGCTTGGTTCTCTTCAGTGACAACTTCGTCATCATCCTGTTCGAGTTCCCCATCTTCGATCTCTACTTCTTTCTCTTGGGCGTTCTGTGCTGCTTCTGCTGCTGCGGCTGGGTCATCACCTAACTCGTTGCTCATTGCAGAATAGACTGCTTCTTCACCTTCGTGTGGATCTACGCCTAAAGCCATATAAAGCTTATGCAGTGTAGCATCATCAAGGTCCTGCTGTGTCTGTAGGAAACGGAATATGATCTCTTTATCCTCAGGGGATGGATCACCTAGTCCTTTTTCCTTTTCCATTTTGAGTTGTTCTTCCATACCACCCAGTTCATCATAGTAATCAGGTGTGGTCTCTTCAACATGGTCTGTAGCTATTTCGCCGGCCATATTAGCATCATCGGTGTGTTCCATCTCAATAGCCTGCCCTTGATCAATGGCTCCCTCTACTTCATCTACCTCTAAACCCTGCTCATCGGCTATCTCTTCCGGTTCTTTACCGTCAGCAGCGCCGCCTTTAATCTTTTCCTCGTCTATGACGCCAACTTCTTCCATGCCTAATCCCATCATCTGAGGACAGATAGCTGCCTTCTGTAAGATGTTCTGCATACGCGGGGAGATCTCAACAGGGGGTAGCTCACTTGCTATCTTCTGGAATGATCCTAAAATACCTTCTAATCTATTCATTTTAAACTCCTATTGTTTATGGCCTGAACTGCGGATATGTTTTAAGTATGTTAGCCCGCTCGTTCGGTGTACCTTTATAGTACATTTGCCTTAATAATGTCTTCTTGCTTTTTGTCTTGGGTGGGTTCTTCTTGTAACCCTCGAATTCGTCTGATAGCTTAGCTCCTAATCCTAGAATAGAGTGCAGATCTAAATCACTAGCACCCATAATATCCTTTATATCCTTCGGATTAATACCTGTTCCCTGTAACTGTGTTCCTAGAATTTCCTTAATCTTCTCAGGATTATTCCTATTAGCTGTAACCATGTGCAGCATTTGATTAATCTCATCCCTAGTAAACTGCTTAGTAGAACCTGGCATAAGCTTCTGTATGGCTAGTGGTAATGCCTCTGTAGCTACATCAAGTAACTCATGCTCTCCATTATAGCGTCTTGGTTTACCGGCCTCTCTGTCTTTTATTTCCTTCATAGTTATATTAGGCAGCTGCTTACCTTTACGCTTCAGGGACTTCATATATAATATAGCAGCTATACCCTGTAGTGCGCCACCCCCTGTTAACCAAGCTGCACGATTATCTTTTCCTGAGAAGCCTTTAACAAGTGCTCCTGTGCCTAATGCACTAGCTGCTATGCCACCAACTTCATAAGGGTGTTTCTTAACATAGTTACCAGCAATACGACCACCAGCCTTCAATCCTTTCCAGGCTGTTCCTGCGTGTCCTTTAAGTGCCTCAGGTGTTAATTGCTTCTGGATCTTACCGGAATCCCATACATCTAAGAGCTTATCACCGTAGCCGCCTAGATCCTCTGTGAGACCTGCTTTTTTATTTAATGCTTCTAATCTTTGTGCCAGATATTTCACTGCATAAGGCAGAGATGCTCCAGCAAGTCCACCGCCTATACTCCAAAGGAAGTTATTCTTCTCAGGTATAGCTAATCCGGCTGCACTGCCCAGTAGACCTGATATAATTGAAGCACGCCTTGGATTCATCTTAGCCATCCTGTTAATCATTGTCTGGTCTTGGGTTCTCTCACCTTTAAGTTCATCTGCTGTGCGTTTCTGATTAAGGTAGTCTTCCTGTTGTTTAAACCCACGAGCCTCAGCCGCCTCAGGTGCTTCATTGCGAAATGGGGCTTGCTCTGGGTCTCTTTCATCAGTGAATACCTTTCCAGCACGCCATGTGGCTGCAGCTGGTAATGCCGCTAAACCTAGTGTTGGTGTTAGTCTCCTGCCAAGCCTGTCGGCTTTTTCTATTTTTTGGAACAGATTAGTACCATTAGCCCCCGCAAAAGGTAATCTGGCTATGTTACCTCTTGCCTTCATGCCAAGAGCCCCTCCTACATTACGTGCAGGTCCTTTGAAGGCCTTGTGGGCTAACAAGAACATCATTGCTGTGTACATTGCTGGTTCTGGTTTTACACGAAAGCGTATTGGGCCGTTCTGGAATAAGACATCACCGCCCTCTGCTTTAGTTATGCCGCCTCCTTTCCACTTCATATTAGGTACTAAGGAGCCAAGGCGTTCATTAAGCTTAAGTTTACCGATAGTAGGGTTATAGATCTTCTCAAGGAATCCTATACCCTTCTTACCCTGCTCCTGCGATATTACCTTGGGTAACATTTTAAAAGGCAGGTCAGCAGCCTTAGCGCCGTACTTTAAGCCTTTGGCCCATTTACCTGCACTCTTAATCTTGGCAGCTGTTTCTTCTGGTGTCAGTTCTGCTTGTTTATGTAAATGTTCTGATAAACTCCCCATTATACTCTCTTGTTCTTTTTCATCTTGTTAGCAGCAGCTAGTTCAGCCCAGTTTGTGCCGGTGTTGCCTGCTTGGTTTCTCTTAACAAATGTACTAATGTTACGTTTGCTTCTGGAATTGTTCTTACCGCGCATGTTAGCTACCATCTCTTCTTCAGGTGCACTTAGTTTATCACCAGTTCTCATACCTTGTAAAGCATTCATTACAGCCTCTGATCTACCTGGTTGGTTAGCCATATACTGTTGTACTCTATTAGCATGGTGACCGGCTCCTAGTTTAGCTGTTGCGTTATTAGGGTTTACAGCTTCCCTCTTTGCTCTCATCGCTGCTACAGCCTCTGGCCCTACTTTAACCCCTGCTGAGTATTGCCCAGTAGGTTTGACCCATTCAGAATTCTGTCCGCCGCCTTCTGTATATCTTTGGTTAGCTGGGCGTTTATCCCTACGATCTTGCAGGTTAGGCATAGCTTGACGACTGGCATAACGTTGTGTAGGAGTCATGCTTTCTTCGGCTACGGCTGCTGATGGTTTATAAGTACTTGCTATTGAACCAGCTGGAGCTGATTGGTCTGAACGGCTCTGCTTACGTTGTGCTGCAAAGGCTGCATTCTGTGCATTTCTTTTATCCGCTGACGTTCTAGCGTTGTTGGCCAGACTACCTGCTTCCATTTGGAATTGATTCTGCTCACTCTCAGCTGTAACTGGATTTAGCTGGTTCAGTGCTTTACTTGTATTACCACCTGGTCCACCATCCTGTGTAATTTGTTGTTGCTGTGCTGCGTTCTGCCTGTCCCATTCACCCCTGGACTTGTCCTGCTTCTCATTGAAAAAGCTACGTATAGGGCTACGGGTGTCTGTGTTCTTCCATGCATTATAGTCTGCATTAAAATTAGAATTCTGCACCTTACCACCGGCATTCATTGCTTTATTATTCTGAAACTGATTCATGGTGCTTGGCATTTTGATCTCTGGGGCTGCTGGTGTTTCTAACGCTGGAGGAGGTTGGAATCCTGGATTATTGTTCCCACCTGTAGCTGGAAGAGAAGACAGTACCTTAGGCGGTGGCGTAGTGCTTGCTCCAATTACTGCTTTTTTGCTCAGGTACCCTTGCAGGTATCCTGTCATATGTGTTTTATCATTCATTATAGCTCCTTTAATGTGTATATTACTTTACCTCTTTACTACTGTTATTGCCAGTTGCCATGCGTCGCAGGCCTCTGGTCCCCATCTTACAAATCGAATGCTCTTCCACATTTTGCGTTTAAATAGCTTCTTAAGGGCCTCTACATCACTTTCCATAAATACCTGACTTCCATGGTCACCCATAGGCATCATTGCAAAGAAGGTACCTCCAGGCTTTAGAACACGGTGTATCTCATTGATGCCATCTTCTACGCTGTCCTGATATGATTCCCAGTGCTCCATGCTCTGTATAGCTGTAACGTTATCAAAGTACTGCTCGTCGAATGGAATGTTATCTGCAGTCCCTGCATACTTGTGGTTCTCTTCGTTAGCGGCCCATCTGCGTGATGGCTCTATACCATACCATACAAGTCCTTTGCGGTGCGCATTCTTAACAAGGCCCCGGTTCTTACCGTAGCCTACTTCAAGTATGTTCTGACCTTTTTCAGTTACTTTTTGTATGAATTCTTTGCTAGCCAGTGAAGAACAACACCTCATAACAGAGGGTTTTCTACGTCTTGTGGCTGCTCTATCGTTTAATCCTTTGCACTCTGCCTTATACTGGCAGCTATGTTCACAGTTTCTTTCCATCATCATCAAAATCCTCTTTTAAGTGTACCAGAGCTTTTGCTCTCTCCTCTGGTGTTGCATCTTCTAGTGCTTCCATATATTCTTTTAGTATATCCTGTACTGCCCATTCTACTCTTAGTTCTAGCATGCGTTCAACAGGCATGTTATGTTTCGAATAAGCTAACAACTTATTAATAAGGGTATCAGACATCTCCATGTCCATGCTAATAAGGTGCTCTTCATTTTCAGCTATTACTGTTGCAATATCCATCATTAGTGGCTACCTCCAGCGCTATCCTCTATAATCTCTTTTTCCATTTGTTTGGTTTTCTTCTCGAACTCAGCACTAATAGTACTCCAGCCTTTAACAAAACTGAAGGATATGCTGAGAGCGACTATAAGTATAGCAGCAGCAAGGAGTAACGCAACCTTGTAACTCATGTTCTTAATGGTGAATTCACAGCCTAAGAACTTAACATTGATTTCACTAGGTTTAATTGACATAATTGTCTCCTATTGTCTAACGCGTTAGACTTTTCTTTACTTCTTTTAAATCTTCGTACAACGGGTCAATGAAGTCCTCATCTGTATCTATATCCTTTATGAACTCCTCCATGTACCCTTTAAGTTCCTTCAGTTCATCTTCAGTAACATTGTTAGGGATAAACATGTCCTGACGTGCATCGCTGTCGCCTTTATCACAGACTAGCTGCCTAACTTGTTGGATGCAGCCATCAATATCATCCTTAAGCTCCCTATAGGTAAAGGAGGTCATGCCGGAGATATCAAACTGTTGTTTGTCTTTGATATGTTTGGTCGCGTCGGTCTCACCCATTGATGACCAATAGGTGTACCAACAACTGTTGCCCCAACGTGAATAGCTCATTATTACCTACTTACTATATTGAGGGTTCTTCTTAATGAATTCCCAGTCCTTCTGGAATCCTGGCACTAACTTAGGCGGGTTAGCTGCCTTTACTGATGCCTTGGCTGCTGCCTGGTCAATCTTAGGTTCCGGTGGGTTAGCTGCCTTTACTGATGCCTTGGCTGCTGCCTGGTCAATCTTAGGTTCCGGTACTGCCGGGTTAGGTGGTGCTGTGTGGGCTGTTTGTATAGTGTCATCATTATTAGGCTTTGTTCTATATTCACCGCCTGCTTCCTTCTCAAGATATCCAATCATATATCCGTTTAAATAGCTGTTGTTCATAGTATACTCCTACCGTGGTTGAGCTGTTACGCCTTGGGCACGTTCAGCAATCTGAGCCTGTAGCGCATCGGCTTTATCTTGTTCTTTGTCTTTCTTCAAGGTCGACCCTTGTAACTGGTTATCCAGAGCCATCATTTCAGTTTCTTGCTCGTTCTGTGCAACCTGCTGTTCGATGCCTTCTCTGGCCTGTACCATAGGATCTACAGGTCCTGCACCTAATTCATTTGGTATTCCTGGTGCTCCTGCTCCTGGTGCTGGTACTCCGGGTGCCCCTGGTCCTGCTGGGGTTCCTTCCCCATTAAGCCCCGTTGGTACCGCGGGTAAACCTTGTGGTGCTGCCATATCCGGTGGTGCCATCTGCGCAGCGGGTGCTGGAGGTGGTGGTGCTACTGCTGGTGGTGCCGACATGGCTCCACCGATCGCTGCTTTCTTTGTAAGGTAACCGATTGTATACCCTTTGTAATAACTATTATTCATATTATTCTCCTTTAGCTGTGTTTAGCTTTTCTGATAATTTAGTTGGCTTAGCTGGCCCTGACATTGACTTAATGCCGCCTTTGAGTTTGCCTGCCAGACTCTTCATTGGTCCCATAGTACCTAGTTGCTTAGCGAACTGTGGCATTACTGAATCATCCCTCATATGTGGCGCACTATTAAAGCCCTCACCCCATAAGCGGTTCGCTGTCTGGTTATGATTCTCTGTAGATTGGTAGTTAACACTATTAGCATCTACACGGTCTTTAATTTCATTAGGATCTAACTTAGGAACATTAGATTGCCCTGCCACAATATTGGCAGCTCTGTTACGTGGATCATTCTGTAGCCCTATTCTTTCCATCAACAGTTCATTGTGGTACTTCTGTTGCTCTGGTGTCATATTGGCCCACATGTTTGGCTTATCATCCTCTGCAGCACCCTTATGTAGGGGTTCTTTAGAGGCTAGCCTTAGGTCACGCTGCTTACGTGCTTCGGCGAAGTCTTCTTCAATAAGCTCCTTCTCGCGGTCCATACGACTACGTACAGAAGGGTCGTTGCGTTCTTCCTCGGTGAGGCGTTGGCATACGGCTTCCTTCTGTGTGTATCCCTCTAGGTATCCTTTCTGTTTAATATTCATTGCTTTTTTCTCCACCGTAAATCTTGGGTCAGACTTTACAGATTTAAGTAAACTGTTATAGAGACCATCATGTGAGGTCTTGCCTCCTTTATCATAACTAGGAGCCCCTGTTTCCCAATCAAGTCTATCCAGCTCCGCTATAGCTTCTTTGTCTCCTTTGTCAGCCCGGTTAACCAGCGTAGCTCTCTCGGCTAACCATCCCGTCGTATCTTTATCCGAAGAAAAAGGCCAAACTGCTTCTTTATTCATATCTCTTGTTTTCCTGCTTTGTTTATCCTTAGGTAGATCCTTTTCAATTCTAAAGCTCAATAGCTTCTTACCGTTTACTGTGGGTTGGCCTAGTTCATCTATGCCTATTTCTTTAACTACTTCACGTTGGTTCTTAAAACGACCACCTAATAATATATCACCCTTTTCGATATTTACATCCATTGCTGCCTTCTTTAATTTATCTGCTAGTGTGCTCATAGGTTGCTTACAAACTCCCTCATTTCATGTTCTTCCTTGAATTTACAGTTTGTGCATACATCATCCTTGAGTGGTTGTACAAGGCGAGCATGCTTCTCAATGTAGAAAGGGTTAAGCCACTTAGTAGTTCCGTCGGCTAGTTCAATCCTCTTCTTGATAACCATAAGGCAATGGGATCCACCAGGTTTGTACTCCTTCTCAAGGCACTTGGTGCATAGCTTATAGCGTTCCTCAATATCAATATTCAGTTCTTCATCACCCATTTCATATTCTCCTAATAAATTTAATACCTTAATATAGTACTAAAACCAGCTAATAGCGAAAAAAAAAGGAGAGGGTTAAGCCGGCCCCGAAGGACCGGCTGTTATTGTTATCTGGCAAGCTTCATGTCCAATGCCTTAATCATAACCTGGTCAAGTAGCTTTTTGGGCAGTTCCTTCTTTATTGTATACAGGGACCCTTCCTTAAGTGCCAACCTGTAAAACTGTCGGTAGAATGCATAAAGTGTCGGGCAATCATCATGCTTATGCCAGTTACTTGTCTTACCCGGGAGGAAACAGTCCAACGGGATCCTATCAGCGGGCCTATTCCATCCTTTATCAGTACTCTTGTACTCCTTAGGCTCATACACTCTATACTGCGTATATGCACAATAGCCATCCCTGGACTTAGCGTTCTTTACAAGTGCAACCCTAAAGTTATTTATCTCAGCATAGTTACGTTCCATTGTCTTGGGTATAGACTTCTCAAGGAGTGCAATTACCTTGCGATCCTTAACGACCTTTACAGGACGGGAAACCGTTTGGTATACCCTTCTAGTTCGTTGTACATATTCATTTACTCTTATAGTATCCATAAGGCTCCTTTTATTGTGGCTTAATTAATGATAATAGTGCCTCATCCCTTTGTGGCCACGTGGTCTATGAGGTTATTAACGTCTTTACGGAACTTGATAACATCCTTGAATGTTAAGGGGGCCACCTTAGCCTCAATATCGAAGCCCTCCAAATAAACATATAACGAATCTGTCAAATCCCCTAACTCTACAGGATCACCTTCGTAACGCATAAGGCCATCATTGTAGGCTCTTGCATAAGTGGTTTTCTCTATATCAGCCAGTTCCCTTTCATGCATAGCTACTTTACCTTCCTGCCTTATTCTTTCGATACGAATATCATGTAAAGCCGAATCTAACGCGTACAGCCCAGCTGTGACTGCTATCATTAATGCTGAGGAGCTATAAGGGTCTGTTAGTACCTGCTTCATAGCCGTCACCCTTCCGGGTGGCTTTCCGTACATCTCGGCCATCTGTTTTACAGTACCCAGGCCATCGATAGCACTCTGGGCTGCTTTGTGTAGGATCTTATAATCCTCCTTCATGGCTGCCTTCTGTGCTTCATTTCTTCTACCTCTACCCATATCATTCTCCTTTAGTTAATCCTGGTCTAATATTACACCCCTCATTTTATGTGACCACATTATACCGTCACATTCCGCACATATAGTGCACCTATATACTGAACGTTTCAGGGATGCTATTATCGAGGGGGGTCTAAAGCCCTCATAAACAGCGCCGCAGTAACCGCACTCATGTAGACATGTGCTGGGATCCTCAGCGCCATTCTTCTTGCTTATAAAGATCCTGACGTTCCAACGTGAAACAGGGGGGCGTTTTCCAAAGGATACTCCCCTCCCATCCATCATCTTCCAGTCATCGTCCAACTGTACAGCTAACACGGCCAGCCTGGCAGCATCCCCTATTAAGTATTTCTTCTTCTGCACACCGGCCTCCTTTAGCTAGTAAGCCGGCCCCGAAGGACCGGCTGTTATATCACCTACTCAGCAGCTGATGCCTTCAGCTCCTCAGCCAACTGGATGAGCTCTGTAGCCTTTTTGGTTACAGTGTCTGCCAGTTCCTTATGGGGATTCATACCCATAACAGCAGCAGTGATCTTTGAGCCTTTAGCGGTCCTCACCATAGAATGTCCGGCTCCTTTACCTCTGCCTCTACTATAAAAACGACTTGCATTCGTTGAACGGCCTTTTTTGAGGAGGACGGTGGCTCCACGAACTCCCTCTCCACTCAATGCTGCACGTAATGCCTCGTCACTGGCATGATTAAATACCCTACACTGTTCGCCACTCACACTCCCGACTGTACATCTAGCTGCATGCGCTGTAATTTGTACAGCCTCTCTATAAGAACAGCCATCGTCATATGCTTTCTGGAAAACAGTATAAAGAGCGTTGAACCTAATTAACGCTACAGCCTCCGATGCATTTTCCTTAGCTCTTTTTATATTGTGGCTATTACTGGGACGCACGATATCATTATACAAAGCCAACCCATCAGCTGACTTAATATTGTGCCAACCCGGTACATTTACTGTAGCTGGTAAACCCCATGTTACGAATGTCCAGCCGCCTGTTGTTGTTTTCGAACCAGTAACGCCTTCTAGTGCTTTAAGGTGAACATTGAAGCCTAGACCCCGAGCGTGCTTAACAAAATCTATAAGCACCTCGTTCTCGATCATGCCGTGTTCCTCAAGGTGGCGCTTATCATGTCCCGCACAGAAATGAATCATACCCTTACCATAAGGATAGTCAGTCATAAACTGCTTCATGTTAGCAACCTTGGCTATGCCCTCTTTCGTACACAGAGTCTTCATATCGGTGTATGTGAAGATCTTGGTTGAAGAGGGGACCTTACCTTTGAGGTCCTGAGCAGATGTGCTGCTATCCTCATTAAGCAGGGTAACGTTCTCTGCGAGACCCAGGAAGCCCCTCAAAGACGTGAATGTCTTCCCGATGAGCTCATACACAATACATACGATACCCTTCTTGGCCACATGCATACAGGTGCATTCTGTAGTCACAGATACATCCGAGTTCTTTGTTGTGTATCTTCCAGGTCCACCCGAGTTATCTACATAGAGATCGATGCGCAAGGAGTCTATAAACTCCTTGGAGATATCATGCTTTGTCGGGGTGTAGTGACTAGTGTTACCAGTGTGGGTTTTCGCGGCGATACTACTTCTCTTGTTTTGTTTTTTACTCATACTAATTACCTCATTATTTCATTGTTGTTTCATTCGGATTTAGATCTGATTTAGATCTGATTTCTTGTGCCTCCTCCATAAGGCTCTGTTAGTTGTTCATTGTTACTCACTCTGAGGTCATACAATAAACATACCAATCAGCGCTCTGCAGCGGCCCTGATATGTGTGGCTTTATGTATACCCTCTCCGTTATGTGCTAAAAATATAGCTAGTAGAACTTTCGTTCTAGTATATAATGCCATAATTATGCGTTCATTTAACCTGCTTTTTGAGTAGCTCCTGAACCGCAATATTTGCAGTTATATCCCCAGAGCTCATACTTCTGATAAGACCCTTCCTACCACTCTTGAGTACTCTCACTATGCGTTCCCCAGATGAGGCACTGATTCCGAGCTCTTCAGCTATGTCCTCAGCTGCTTTACCTTTAAATGCCCCTCTAGGGCTGGGTGCATGGTTGCCCTGCCTTTCCTTGGCATCCCTTGATGCCTTTCGTAGCAGGCTACCGATCTTGCGGATCGTCTCGGTCCGTCTTATTGTAACTCCTGACAATGTTTTCGTCATCTGTTAGCTCCTTTAGTTTAAGTAGGTCTACGTATAAACCGTCACACTTGTCTTCTATGATCTCTTTTATTAATTGCTCCTTGTTCTTAGCTTTCACTAAGGCATCAGCGGACCATGCGGGGTAGTCTGTAAAACATATAACCGATGTGCAAGTAGGTGTTATGCCTCCATTATATATGGGACACCCACTACCACAGCCCTTACAGCCCCCATCAGCAAGACAGTGGTATACTGTATCCCTAATCATCTTAGGTGTTAGTTGTATTTGTTTCTTCATCGCTCAGCTCCTTAACGTGTAGTAGGTCCTGGTATAGAGGATCTATAAGCTGTAGGTGTGTATGACTACCGTATCCGCATACTCTATGGTTGTTCTTAAACCGAGGGCATGCGACATTCCCCGCGGATAGAGGAGGCTTGCTTAATGCACAGGTATGGCAAATGTGCTCCTTAGCTTTAATTGATACCTTTTTAAACATATATGACCGCCCTCCTTGTGCTCTTATAAGGTATACCTTATTAGGCTTAACAACCTCAGCAGAGTATTCAATTAGTCTTATTGTCTCCTCCATCGCATATCTCCTTTAATGTTAATAAGTCTCTGTATAGTGGGTCACTGACATAGCGTGGTATGTACGTTTTGCACTTCAAGGGGCTGTTACCCTTCGTAAAGTCCCATTCACCATCACAAGTACGCATCAGCTTACGGCACCTCTTACAAGTTGATTTAAGACTGCTCATCGCTTAGCTCCTTTACTTTAAGTAGATCTGCATATAATGGATCCGAGTACTGCTCTATTGCGTTCCGGAGTATTTCATCCTTATGCTTTATTATAAAGCTTACCCAAGAGCCCTCAGGCAGTTTGTGTTCATCAACCCTTATGCATTTACACCAGTTGACACACCTATCACCAGGTTCGAACAGAGGGCATTCGCTACACTCTTCACCGGGTTCTTTGCTGCGAAGTACGCATCTCTCTAAACCTTCTTTAAGGTCTTGTGGGTTTATATATTTACTCTTCAATGGTTCCATTGCTTATCTCCTTTACTTTAAGCAGGTCCATGTATACTGGATCCAGGAAAGTCTTCATCATACGCTCCACCCCCTCATCCAAGACCTCCTTCCATTCCTCATCGTCATCCTGGCCCAGCGCAGAGGTGGCCCCTTCCTTTAAATATGAGGATACTCTGACATCACAGAGCTCCTCTCTAGTGTAGACAGGGCACCCACCGCATGCTGAAACATCACGCTTCTCGGTAGGGTTTAACCATGTTCCATCCACGTTCTTAAAGTGACAATGGAACATAACCTTCCTGATTAGTTCAGGTGTCCAATTTATTATCTTCTTTTTCATTGGTTAGCTCCTTAACCTTTAATAGGTCTGCACATAGTGGGTCTCCTATCAACATAAGTACTGCCCAGTCGAATACTGCTTCCAGACAACAAAGAATCGAGTCTGAGTTAAAATGCAAATTTATTAGAGTTCCCGATTTAACTCACCAGAGCAATTTAAGATCGCTAGTAATCGGATCTATTTTATCTGCATAATCTGGTCCAATAGCTAGGCAGGTAGGTGTTAGAACACCATTAAATTCAGTTAATCCCGAATCAATAATTAGTGCGACGGTCAGACCAACCTCTTCAGCCTTTCTTTTTATTTCAAAAAGTTCTTCTTCCGAATCTGTACTAACACATATCTTAGTGAACTTGCCTTTAATCCATTCCTGTTCGGCTTCTGATACCGTGAATACATACCCAGGAAATTCGCTTTGACCGTTTTCGTCTTCTAAGGATTCACATACTTCTGTTTCTTCCATCTTGTCGAAGAATACTTTTAGAGAAGCGTGTGCACCCTGGGCCACCATCTTACCTTTCCTCATCTTGAGATCCTTCCTCATTACAATAACTTGTTTTATTTTATTCATTTTACTTCCTCTATAAATCCGTTTACGATTGCGTGTTCTGGGTTATTATCTGTAACATACCAATTCCCATCTAATCCTTCTATATACAGATTATTACCTTCGACTTTAATTTTAACATTATCGTTGCTGTCAATTATATAATCTTCAGTATCTCTTGCTTCTTTATTCTGCACTGTAACATGCAGACATTTATCTTTGACTACTTTATATTCCACCTTCCGTTACCTCCTCCTGACATTCAAGACATAATATAGGACCATCATAAATCCATAATCTAGCCCCACATGCTTTACATTTGTCGATGTTATCTTTCCGTGCTTTTATTAATTTGAGAAGTTCTTTTGTGTGATCATTTAAGAACCCAACCGTCCGGATCTTCTATTAGCTGGAGGTGTATATCTTTGTACTCTCTTATATCCCTCAGTTTCATCGTTATTGGTTGTATCGCCATCTTTACTCTCCTTTACATGTAATAAGTCTGCGTATAGTGGGTCCACTAGTTCAAGGTAGGTATCATCAGGTGGTTGACCTGCATCGCATAGATACTTAGACGCTGGGTAATGTTTATTGTATGCCGGGCAGTGGTATTTAATAGTACCAAAAACTGCTGCGTCCTTCTCCTTAGGGGCATAGTCCGGTATACAACAATATTCACATACTCTGTCGTTTCCTCTATCTAGCTTGCTCTTACGGCGCACAGTAATAACCGTGCCATCGTAGTATTCTATTCTAAATAGGCGAACACCAAGTTGCTTGATGCTCTTAGTCATTGCTGGACTTGGTAGATGCATCTGTTAGCTCCTTTAGTTTTAGTAGGTCCTGGTAGAGTGGGTCCACCCTCTTATAGACGTGTTCATAGCATAGTATGTCTACCATCTTAGTGGCGGCACAGCTTCTTTGCATTTCATCACAGTTTGGAGGGTGTCTAATAAGGTCGCAAGCATCGCAGTCCCCTTCGACATCATGTTTCAGTTTATAATACATGCCGTCTATTTCATGGAGGGCCTTAGCTTCCTTTTTTGTTGGTCTTCTTACATTCGCCATCTGTTAGCTCCTTTGCTTTCAATAGGTCTACGTATAACCCATCGCATAGCACTTCAATGTTATCCTTTATACACTGCTTTATACTTGCAGCTGTCCTTTTGCCTGTTTTATTGCTGATCCTCATGCTACGGAAGTCCAGTCCACCGCAAGGCCACTCCTCCTCAGATTTCAGCTCTTCTGAGTATGATGGGCAACCCTTACACGTAGGCTGGTCTATACAGAACGTTATAGACTTTCTAACCAGGTCAGGCGTCCAGTTTATTTTCCTCTTCATCGCTTAGCTCCTTTACTTTTAATAGGTCCTGGTATAGCGGGTCTATTTCCTTTAATACTGCGTCACAGTCTCCTTCCCCTGCCCCTGCCCCGTCAGTTGTTCCAGGGAAGCAAAGATCTCTGTGATTATCTTGGTATTCCGCATCAGGGCATTCTTCCTGGTTCTCTAGTTCACATCCTCGACAGGAACAAGCAAGTTCTTCAGGTAATACTCTATAGCGTGTGCCTTTCCATTTAATTATCCTTTCCATCCTCCATCTCCTTTACTTTTAATAGGTCCTCATATAATGGGTCCATTAAATGCTTATAGCAAAACTCCTTAGTCTTTTCAATATGTTTTATATTACGCCTTTGAGCGTTCATGTCCTTGTCCCACCCTGCAGGATAATCCTTTCCTGCTCGCCTTTGTGCTTCATGTATGGGGCAATAGGAGTTTACGAACCCTGTCTCAGCGAAAAGATCTACCATCTTAATATGTGCTGGGCATATACTGCAGTCAGCTCCCTCTAAACAGGCCTCAATACTTGCATCTATGTATTCTTTAGTCCAGTTCATCTGTTAGCTCCTTTACTTTTAATAGGTCATGGTATAGTGGATCTATCTCTTTATAGACCCTAGCAGTACTATGAGGCGCGGTACCTATATAGGTGCACCCCTGTAACCTTTTAAGGTGTTCGACGTGTGGCCAAGTGCAAACACCTGACTCACTCCAGCAGCACATGCTACATGCCTGGCCTGATCGTCCTGGTGTAATCTTCACTATTACCATTTGATAGTGTTTACCATTATACTCCTCGATTATGTCAAGGTCAGTGTAAGGGTATGTTGCTTTTTCTTGTTTCTTCATCTGTAAGCTCCTTTACCTTTAATAGGTCTGTGTATAATGTGTCCTCGCAGTATATTACTTTATTAACACTGCATGTCTTAGCTAGCTGGCCCTCTCTTATCCATTGGAGCTGTGTTATTGTGCATGCAGTCTTTTCGTTACTTAACACACAACCCTCACAACAACAGTCGTAACCATCATGCTCGGGCTCTACGGTTATTCTTCTTTCGCCCCACTTTATTATCTTCTTTTTCATCACTTAGCTCCTTTACCTTTAATAGATCACGATACAGTGGGTCAATCTTGTGGTATGCGTGTATGATATCGTCTTCGGCCTTCTCAGCTACCCATTGCCTACCACAAAGCCTTTCCGTAGTCAGGGAACGTATATGTTTACAATTATTCGGTACTCCCCACCATTCAAAGGCACATGCTTCGCATGCACAGCCTACACCGGTATATCTCACCTTTATGATCTCATAGTAGTCATTTTTGAACTTTATTATCTTCTTTTTCACCACTTAGCTCCTTGACCTTTAGCAGGTCCTGGTATAGTTCATCTACCTGCTCATACACATAGGTCTTATTGTCCTCGTCATTGTGCGTGCAGCCTCTTGTAATATCTCCAGGACCCTTTGATCCTAGTTGTTTCTCGGCGGCCTCTAACGCAACCTTACACATAGATTCACCGTGGTCCCGCTTATCTACGAAGACACACTTATCACAATACGCAAGTGCGTCCTTTATAGGGTATGATACAACCCTGTACGCTGTGCCTTTAATATGGAACACCTTATTCTTTTTTTCGTTCATTGCTGGTTATCTCCTTTACTTTTAATAGGTCCTTATATAATGGGTCTACCTTCTCCAGTTCCCATGTGCCTCCACCCAAGTGGGCACAACCGTTGGTACGGCATAGCATATCACTTTGGCTGGGTACTTTTATATAGAAAGCAGTAAGCCCAACATTATCCAGGTGGGCCTCTCCTCCCAGCCCCACTACTTCATACCATTTATCCTTTTGAAGGGCTCTGTTGACATACACCGCCTTTTTTATTCTTGCTCTTATCATCTGTTATCTCCTTAACTTTTAATAGATCCTGGTATAGTGAGTCTACTTTCTCAAAGATAATCTCCAAGGTTGTACAATCATGGGGTAGCTGGCCCTTGTCTATCATGTCCGTACATAGGTCATCACAGCCTACATTATCATCGGCTTCCCATACACAGCCCCCGCAACTGGCTTCAGCCGGTTCAGGTAGTACTTTATAGTATTCACCCTTATACTGAACCATGTCGGGTACATCTACTACTCTTGTAGTCGTTACCTCTTTAGTTTCCTTTATTGTCCTTCTTAGCATTACTTAGCTCCTTAACTTTTAATAGATCAGCATACAGTGGGTCATACAGTTCAAGTTCCTTCATTGCAGCAGCAAGCCATCTAGCTTTAGCTTCTGCAGTAGGCCTGTTATTGTTTTCCCTAAACCCTTCCCTACCGTCTAGCCATTCGTGTATATCTTTAAGTTTCTTGTTATAACGGGCCACGGCTGCCAATGGGCATCCCATCCCCGAGCCGACATGGTGGGCTAGTTCACACGTACGACACTCCCTACGGGTAGCGGCACATGCATCCAAGGCGGCTCTCATAGCATCGCCGGGTATATTAAACCCGCCCTCTACCCATTCTCTTGGTGTTTTTGCCATCTGTTAGCTCCTTTACTTTAAGTAGATCTACGTGTAGTGGGTCATAGTAGTTCTCTATCACTACTTTACTCAGCTTATCCAGGTATACCTTCCATTCTTGTGGTCTTCCGCCATGCCTAGGAGGCATTGGTACCTTACCATCGTTTATATACTGCCTCGCTCCAAGGTGGCACCTGTCCATTGCACGGTTCCTTTCACTCATAGGGCAATGATAGCACGGAAGACCATCAGTCATCTTAAGTTTATTAAGATAACTACCATCTGATACTCTCCTGAAGTAACATGCGAACGTTGCCTTCCTCAGCTCATCTGGTGTCAAAAGCTTACCGTTCTTTTTCGTTATATGTTCCTTGTCCTGCATCTGCTAGCTCCTTTACTTTAAGTAGATCCTCGTATAGTGGGTCTATTTCCTGCCAATACTCAGTCATTATAGGTATCGTATCAAAGTCCTCACCGAAGAATACATCCCCCTCCTCATCCTTGGAATCGTTCCTACTACAAGGATCATACCATTCACAGCCTCTATCCCTATCGCACTGTTCCTGCACTGAACAGTCATCACATAGTCCTTCGTTCATCCTTACCCCTACCAAGTGATGAACAATGCCGTCGCTGTCTTCTTTAATTATTTCTTTCTTGCTCATCTGTTAACTCCTTAACTTTTAGTAGGTCCTGGTATAGTGCGTCACACTTATCTTCTATAATCTCCTGCCTAAGCAACGTAGTGTCGCCTGCCTCTGCTGCTTCCTCAGCTGCTTCACTATAATGGCTAAAGTTTATAACTATGGTGCATGCCGCTTCAAGCAAACCTCCTCTTAGAGGGCAGGTGTCGCACTTATCCGAATCGTCTTCGCCCCAGTCCTCGGCATAGCAGCATTTGATTACTTCATCAATAAGCTCAGGTGTTACTGTTGGTAGTGGTTTCATCTGTTAGCTCCTTGAGTGTTAGCAGGTCCTGGTATAGTGGGTCAATGCCTTGGAATATAACCTTATTACTCTCGCATTCCATTTTATAACGCTTAGAAACGAAACAATTACCATCAAGGCCCAGGGCTGTCATTCTATCATAGTACTCATCCCAATGCTCATGGAAGTGGCAACCTTGGCAACTATTATCCACCTCTTCCTCAAGGACATCATACATCTTTTTTCCTATCTTTACTCTTGTTCCTATCTTTGGTTCCATCTTTGGTTCCATCTGTTAGCTCCTTTACTTTTAGTAGGTCAGCGTACAGTGAGTCGAACTCTTTGAACAGGTTCATACCATCCTCGTATGCTGCATCTTTGTGTGGTAACCCTTGCTCCTCATCTGCTTTACAGCATATGTCTTTCCATGGGTTGGGGAAATCATTACTCATATCCCTACACTCCTCATAAGCATCACAGAAGTTCTCACAGTTACGTGCATCAGGGTCCGCTACCAACTCATAGTATATCCCCTTCTTGTCTTTTAATATCTGCTTCATCGCTTAGCTCCTTTACTTTTAGTAGGTCCTGGTAGAGTGGGTCCATATCTTTATAGCAGAAGCCTTGTTCACACTGGGGGAATATTCCCCCAGTGGTTGAAAGGTGCTCACACAGTAGGTCGTAATCACAATCAGCGCAATCTGTTATCTCATCACAGCGCTCACTACGCTTACCTTTTGTGGTCACCTTATAGTAGATGACACCTTCGTGTTTGATGCTATCTTTCATTACTTAACTCCTTTACTTTTAATAGGTCAGCGTACAGTGGGTCAGTCTCTATCCATAGAAATGTGTTACCCTTTGTATGGCAAGGCTGCATAGTAACAGGGTGGTGAAGATGGGAACACAAGTCAGTTTTATTTAATTTACAAACAGAGCATGCGTTTTCCTCAGCATTTGCAGGCTCCCTTGTCATGAATACCCTGCCATCCTTTAAGAATACATACTGTACCTTGTCAATACAGATGTGCGTATCTAATTCATACTTTTCTTCCATCTGTTAACTCCTTTACTTTTAATAGGTCCTGGTAGAGTGGGTCCGCCTCTTTAAAGTGACCAACGCAGTCAGTTGTCCCTTCTGATTTCAGCGGTTGACAACTACGACCCCACAACTCAGTAGACACTAATATTATCTCATTACACTCACTGCATTTATTGTACTGCGCACAGGCCTTACAGTTATAAAAATGAAGATGATTACGCAGTACAAGCTTATAGTGCTTACCTTTATACTGTAGTAGTTTGTTTTTGTTCTTCATCTGCTAGCTCCTTGGCCTTCTGTAGATCAGCATACAGTGGGTCTATCCGTTTGAAGATAACTCTAAGCTCTGCACATGTAGTTTCTATTAGACCCATGTCTATCCATTGGTCCTCTATAGCATCACAATTTATATGCTCTTCCCAGAAGATACAACCTTTACAGTTCTGATTCGCTTCCTCCGGTACCATCTCGTATGATCTGCCCATCCATTCTATTATCTTGCTGTCTTTCATAATGCTCCTTATTCTACTTGTACCCAAACTGCGTCTGCTTCTTCTATATCCTGTATATCTGACTTAATACGTGCGTCTCGTAAGTCACGTGCCTTGGCCATGGTATCCCATTCAAATAACCCAGTATGCCACTTACCATTGTCTAAGAGTGAGTCCACCCTGTATCTGTTTTTATACTGTACAATGCGGTAGTTTTTAGCTACTATTGCATAGGTGTTGGTGTGCTCCTTATCCTCTTTAGTCCTATAAGGAGGTACTACCGGTAGCGGGTTTACTATGGTCTCAACCGGGAGGCGACTTATCCTCCTATCCCTTGCTGAACGTAGAAGGGCTCCAATGCCTACGTCAAGTAGAACCCAAAGTAATATTATTATTATCACCATTATAATAGTGAAGCTCGACCTGCTATTGGTTTCTTTCTTTTGTTTAGTTTTCATAATGCTCCTTGTTCTTGTTCTTTATATACATAAAGGGAGAGAGTTGAGAGGGTGCGTTGTCACCCCCTCCCCCCTTCAGGGGAGGCACACATGCTTTTACAGCATGTTAGCACTCCTATGTTAAATGCCTTGTTTGGCTGTTAGCGTAAAGAAAAACAGGCGGGGGCCATGACGGCCCCCAACCTTTTTTGTTACTGTCAGTGCCTTGTCTTGGCCACTATCTCATCTATAAGTTTACGATCATCTGCATCGATGACCTTATAGCTCCTATCCTTCAGCACCTCACGGAGGCACCTTTCAATTGTATTAGGTGTAGGGGCCATGAAACCATGTGCGCCTTCCCTATATTTAAAATAGGTGTAACCACCTTCGACCTTAACGATTTCAACAGTAGCAACTTCTCTTACTGCTACCTGTTTATCGCTACTGCTGTCTCCTGCGAATGCAAACACAGTTATTACAATCAATGTGATAACTACAAATGCGCCGACCGATGCCCCGACTAGGGGTGTTAGGATTCTCCTCAATAACTCTTGCATAGTCTCCTCTTGTTAGTTGTTTATACATGTTCATACCTATAACCATAGGTTGAATTCTGATTTACAATGTGAGCATTCCTCAAGGTCATTAAGGGTGTCTGTTGCTCTTTACTCGAACTTCCCGCAGGCGGGGCAGGACCAGAAGGTTAATCCGTCCTCCGAGCTGCCTCTTACCGTTACGGGTCTACAGCTACAGGGTTCAATGTAATACTTATAATCATCCTCAGCAGCTTTTAACCTAAGGGCTAAGAAGATAGCCCTTTGCTGCTTTAGTGATCTTACCGGCTTTCTACTCTTATCCTCTGGGGGCATATAAGAGAGGGATTGCTGTAGCTTATACATAGTTCCAAATGCGTTCAGCTGTTTCCAGCATTATCTCTAGTGTCATCTCCTCCTTACGGAAGCATTCCACCACTCTGTTACTTATGAGGCCTTCTGTCTGAAATCTGCCGGGTTTATCTCTTGAGACATCCTCTCTGTCCCACAGTTTAGTCTGTGCATCATAACACAGATCTATTTTAATAGAGCCTACAGTAGGGTGGTGTATTACTACATCCACTCCATGGATTAGATCCATCGTAGTACCTCGCATATCTTCTACAGTGCAACCGCCCAGTTCCAGCACTGGTGCCACTTCCTGCATAAAATATGATTCGAATTCTATCCCTCTTACCTCGGGTTCGAGGTGCATAAATCGGAATCTTTTAAACATTTACTGTCCTCCAGTTATGGTTCTAATTGCGTTACGTTCTTGTTCAGTAAACTTACGTTCCTTGCCTTTTAAGGGCCCTCTCAGGCACTTTGCAAGGGTTTCCGGTGTTGGGGCCATGTATGCACCGTGTGTGCCGTCACGTCCCTGGAAATAATAGGTATAGCCATTGATAGTGACTATTCTGAATTGTAGGGGATCCTCTTCATCAGCGTCCTCACTGATAAATGTGAAGATAATTAATACAAATATTATTACTATAAGACTAATAATAATCTTCCCAAATAATTTAGTATCACTCATCACTGTCCTCCTTTAATGTTTTAAGTTCTTCTTTCATCTTTTCGTAACAATCCGGACATATTCCGTGGGAATCTAAATCAGAAGAGTAAATGTCCTCTCTTATTAGCTTCCCACACCATGCACATATTATCTTCATCCATGTACTCCGTTTAATTGTTGATACTCTACAGAAAACACAATTATGTCCTCTGGAGAATAGGCCTCGTTACGTGAGGCCTGAACGTCGGATTTCTCCCGAAGCTTATTTAGTATCGCTTCATGATATGACACTCCTTAGTTATTGATTAGGGGAAAAGAAAAAGCCGGGCGTTACCCGGCCTGTTATCATACGCACCTCCGCATATAACATTAATCTTATTGTGTGAGAATTACCTTGGCTTGGTGCTCACCTTGTGATATTTAATATTTTTATCAACACACGGATATTACTTATACGCAGATCATCTAAGGGATCAGCCTTGCCGTCTACACCCGCTTGGATGAGCACTGCCAGCTTGTCCTCCAGCATCTTTATATTAGCATCAGTATCCATATACTTACTATACACCTGACCATACTCGGTCAAACTCCCTTTCGAAGAAGTCGTCTTTACGACGACGCACTTTAGAATGCGGGACTTCATCGCAGCCTCCATTCGATTCTTTACGGAATTCCAACGGTCTATACGTGTCCTCTGAAGGGTACACAGTATACTCATCTTTACTTTCTTTTGCCATTTAATTCTCCTTGGCTAATATCCAGCCATATTTGGAGGCGGCCTTATGGGCATCCATAAGCTGCCAGTTTACACTAATAGGCTCATAGCCCGGGTAGCCTTTAACAGCTTCCTTACGACTATCAGCCTCAACGTCACGTGCATCAACTACTTTACCACGGATGGTCTTAACCCATGTGTAGGTCATGGTACCTCCTTAGTTAAAGGGTACAAACTTCAGTATAATAACTACACTGACAGCTGCATTTAAGAGGTGAGCCCAGAAGGGTAGACGCCTTGCCCTGATCTTGCGGATGGCGTATACTATCATTCCTAGGATCCATAATAAAACGAGTGCTACCCATAAGGATGGCACAAACAGCATGAAAATAATTGAGCCTATCTGTAGCATTATTATACCAGCTACAGTCGTGGCTGCAAAGAATCCCACAAGATTCTCTACACGGTTAACATACTGTTCGCCGGCTTTAACGCGGCCACATGATACTACTTCAAGTTTTCTTACCTTACTAAGTTCCAATACGGTTTCGAAGTGGTCATACATCATTAGCATTCCAATTTCGAGCATGATTAAAAACATAGCGAAATAAAACATAATAACCTCCTAGCTATTAGTTAAAAAGAATCTCGAATTCGATACCCACCATAAGAGGTGAGTTACGTCTGTTAGAACTTTCATTCTAGTATATAATGACAAGAAAAAAGGGTTAATTTCGCTCATTTTAGCCTCTAATTAAGGGGTTTTATTCATCATCAGAATCATCTGTGCGATCCCTATCATAGAGCTTATCGTTCCTGTCTATGAATTTA